GCAGGAACCCGCCAGCTGAAAGATTTCGGCAGAGGCGTCGGCTTTACTTCTGCAGGTATAAAAGGCGGATTGGCGATGGATGAGAAAGACAAGGAGTATGCCCGCAGCATCGTCCAGAAGAGTCTGAGCAAGCAGTTTGCTCCAGAGTTTCTGAACCGTCTCGATGACATCATCACCTTCGACCAGCTGGATCTCAATGCCATCAAACGCATCATCGACCTCGACCTGGAAGGACTGGTCAAGAGAATAGAAGACTTGGGATTCCATTTCCAGATTACCGAAAAGGCAAAGGAGATGGTAGCCAAGAAGGGATACGATGTACAGTTTGGTGCCCGCCCACTCCGCCGCGCCATCCAGACCTACATCGAAGATTCCGTTTGCGAGATGTTACTCGATGGCACTATGAAGCCAGGCGACACCATCTCGGTAGGCAAAAATTCGAAAAAAGAAGAATTGACATTCAAGAAACTATAATCAGAAGAGGGACTATCCACTGGCGATAGTCCCTCTTTTGTTATGAACCCGGTATAGCAACCAACAAACTTTAGTTAATAAGAGTTAACCATAAGAAAAGTTTAGGCAATAATTTCTTATTTCAAAAAATATTCATTACCTTTGCATCTGCTTTCGGGCAAAAAGCCATGATGGCTCAGTTGGTAGAGCAACGCATTCGTAATGCGTGGGTCGCGGGTTCGAGTCCCGCTCGTGGCTCTTTCTTGTGAAAGGAGTTAGTATTTTCCTTCGCGAGATTAGCACATCGGTAGTGCACGGGCTTCCCAAGCCTGTGAGGCGGGTTCGACTCCCGTATCTCGCTCAAATACTGATAGTCAGCCACTTACATCATTTTTCACCATTAAAAACATAGTAAAATCCATCATTTTCACCCACAAAATAGGTACAAAAACGTGCATAATGTACGCCAATGTGAGTAGTTTTGTGAGTAATATGTGAGTAAAATTGAGTTGTGAGTAAAATCTGTGAGTAAGTATGAATAGCATCAAGACATACGTTGAAGGAAAATCACTGAAGGTTTTCTTCATCATAAGTTACAACGGAAAGAGATTCCAGGTCTATACCGGAATCACGAGTACGGTCAAGTTCAGCGGGATGATCTTCCCGAAGAGTGTTCCGAACGCAAGAGCCAAGACGGCAATGCTTGCAAGGCTGTTTGCGTCCGTGGAGGAATATATCTATATGAACGGCGAACTTCCGGCAGCAAGAATGAAGGACGAAATCAAAGCCATCATAAACGGAAGGGCCGCATCTGTAGAGAAGAATATCCTCTACTACATCGATGAGTTCATCAAGACTAAGGCTAAGGATAGCACCAAGGAGATATTTCTAAGAACAAGGAAGAGGATTGAATCCTTCGATGAACATGCCGACTTCGACAGCATCGACAGGGACTGGCTTGAAAGATTCCAGGCACATGAGCTCCTGAAGGGCCGCATGAGCGGAGGAATCGCCATCGACCTCAGAAACATACGTACGGTGTTCAACTGGGCCATAGATAATGAGATTACCACCAAATATCCCTTCCGCAAGTTCTCTATCAAGACGGAGCGTCAGCAGTACCTGTATCTGAGTGCCGAGGAGATGAGGGAGTATCGTGACTTTCCGGTAGAGCCTTTCATGGAGAAGTACCGTGACTTGTTCATGCTCGGGTTCTATCTGATAGGTATCAACCTCTCCGACCTGCTCGAACTTCCTGCTGACTGCATCAAGAGAGGGCGCATCCAATACAAGCGCAACAAGACAGGCAGACTCTACGACATCAAGGTTGAACCGGAAGCGATGGAGATCATCAGGAAGTATAAAGGAAAGAAACATCTTCTGTGCATCCTGGATGACGGAACGAAGGAATCAAGCTTCCGAAGAACGCTTGGAGATTACCTGAAGAGAATCGGACCTACCGAGATGAAGAAGAACAAGCGTGGCGCCTTGGTCAAGAAGGAAATCAAGCCACTTCACAAGGATATAATATGGTACACTGCAAGAAGAAGCTGGGCCACCATAGCGGCGAGCATTGATGTTCCGAAGGAAGTTATCGGCAAGGCTCTGGGTCATAGTGAATGGGATTCATCCACCACCGACCTTTATATTCAGTTCGACAATAAGAAGATAGACGAGGCGAACAGAAAAGTCATCGACTATCTGAACGGTTAACAAAGAAAATCCCCACGCCATCGGAAAATGACGTGGGGTAAACCTATAACCTAATAATTGCTTATGACGAATAATTCAAAATCCTAAAAGAGATGCCAGGCGCCGGGAGTGAGTCCGAACGCCGGGCGGAAGAGTGCTATTTGAATGTGTTAGTGCAAATATACGAACTTTTTCCGACATACGCAAGAAAACTGCTATTTTTTAGCGTACAATTCGTTCAATTCCTTGGTGAGCTCAGAGATCTTATCCGAAATTTCACTGATTTCCTTGTCGGTACGATTCATCACTGATGCCAGTTCTTCCGATGTTATCTTGTATTTACAGTAATTCAACTTTGCATGTTCACATTCAAATTGTGCATTCCTCTTCTTTACAAGAAGGCTGTAAAGGTCAATTAGTTTCTGTCTCCAAGCGCATCGCTTATTGGCGGCATCTAACAACACTTTCTCTGTATCGTTCCGTCTCCAGTTGGCTTCTATCAGCTCCTTCTTCAGCTTCTCGTTGCAGCGGAGGGTGTAGCAGACTTCGGTAATTAGAAAGGTCATCACAAAGTATTGCGCAAACCCCTTCCAGAATCCCATATAAGCCTCCGCTACTGTGAGGCAACACCCGAAGACAATGCAAACGACAAAGATGTCGATGCGGTCGAAAATCATTTTTAGTCTTTCTTTCATACGCTACAAATCGTTTTTATAATTATTGGTTACAATCCAGGAGCTCATTACAATGTTGAATATCAGCAGGAGAACAATGATAGCCCAGTACTGCCCGTCGGTAAGCTCGATGGTAAGGTAATCAAAATCCTCGAAGTTCTTTCTGTGCCATTCCTTTTCTACAATCGGGCCGATATACTCGGCGTACTTTTCGAGATTTACAGGATTGCTCATAAACCAGTCTCTACTCTTAACGCCTACGACCGGGCTATCACACCATGAAAATGCGTTGCACCACTTGACATTCTTGTTCTTGTCAATACCGACGCACACAACAAGCTCATTCTTGTTGCCGCCCTGCCAGTATGAGCGCTGCTTTTCTACGATTTCTTCCGGCTTGTTCGTAAAGAACATGACGAACACCCTAAACTGCTTCCGCTCGCCATAGTATCCGTTCAGCCATCTCATCGCCTTCTCCTGGTTCTTCGGAATCTTCAGTCCAAGCACAGGGTTCTGGTCATAAAGAACAATATCCGGATACTCGAACAGTCCAAGCTTTCGCGCCTGCTGATAATCAATATCCTCAAACTTGAAAATAGAACGTGAGGCTTTGACTTTGTTCTTGTACTCGTGTTCCGAGGATAGCGTGTATGAGTTTTCGATGGAGCCATCCCACGTCCATTCCTGAGCATCACCATCCTTGGTGTAGTAATGCCTGTGCATGTCGATAAACACGCTTTGGGTTCCAAGAATCTTTCTGACTGCATTAAACTCGTTGTCGGTCATGAAGAACTCTTCTTTGTTTCTGGCATCAAAATAAGTCCAGCGCTCAGGGTGATTTTCGACATACGAACAATCGTAGCTCACGGTGTGGCGATGTTTTCCGCTTCCGACAGTCCTTGTGCATGTGCGGTGTATGTACTCATTCCAGGCATCGTAATGACGGATTCTTGTAACGTAGCTTCCGAGATACTCCGTGTCAGCAGCATTGGACTGCTTGAACACGAACTCCATGAGGATGCCTATGAGGATGGATGGAACAATGAGTACTGCGTATTCCCACCAGGTGGTCTGCTTCCTGAAGAAAATCAACAGGAAAGCAGCAACCACGAATGGGATTAGGAATATGAATATTTCCATAAGCCGTTACTTCTTGAACAGGTCTACGTCGTTATCCTCTCCAAGTTGCATGATCATCTTTGTCTTGGATGAGGAGATAACCTTGTATTCGATAGGTTTTGTATCGGAGATGAACCATTTTGCCGGATATGTCTTCACGAGCGTCTCGTGCTCACGGATGATATCGAGCATTCTCTCCTGTGATGTCTGAAACTAGGAGCGCTGAATCTCTATGGACTGCATGAGGTCCTTGTATAGCGAAACGTCGAAGTTAGGATTACTTTCCTTGATCCACTTCATAAGAGAGCCGTCTCCCTTTGAGTATCTGCCCTCGATAAGTTTCGGATAGATGGACTCGAATGCGGACTTGTACTCATCCGTAACCTGTGCCTTCTGCTGAAGAACCTTCCACATCTTGTCGTGAACACCCTCAATCTTGCCACGCTGAGCCTCTGACTGCTGGCGAAGTGAGATTTCCTGGTTGTTGTAATGGAAATAACAACCGATAACTGAACCTGCGGCTAGTACTACTATTGCGAGTACTGATGCCAAAATAATGTTTTTTACACTCATAATGTTTAAAATTTTAAAAAAAATATACTTAGTCTTTTATTTTAAAAAGATCAATCAACACGAAAGTATCTAGGAAGAGGAACCAGATACTCTTATCTCCGTATGCCCTACTGGTGTCAAATCTTACAGTCGGTACTAGGTAATAAGAACCTTTCAGAATATCGCAATGGAAGGCTATCATTCTCTTTTTGGTTCTGATTTCCAGACGGTCAGTACACTTGTTTAGTCTTAATTTCATATACTTAATCTTTTTGGTTTGACAACTTGTTATTGAGTCTGATGTAGAAGTCTTCCTCAGACTCTCCGTTCTCCTTGAAGTCAAGATTGTTTTCCTCAACGAAGTCAAGGATAGCCCAGACGCTCTTCCTGCCGAGATTCCTGAGTTTCATAAGCTCTGACCTTCCCCGGAGATTACGAACCAAGTCGCCTACGGTATATACGTCAAAGCCTTTGAGTGCATTCAGAATGCGGACAGAGAAGCCACAGTCCTTTAAATCCCTGGAAAGGATCAGCGGAGGAAGTACTGCGCTACTGACTGGCTTGTCACCTTTCGCGCGCCGGTATTCATCGAAGCTTACCTGTATCGACTTGATTACCTTCTTCAGGCGCTCAACCTCATACTTCAAGGCTCTGTTCGTTGAGAGCTCAGCAATGGCAATATTCTCGTTGTAGGCGAGTTTGTTGCAAGTCTTTTCTACAATCTGCCTGATTCTCGTTGCAGACACGCCGTACTTGATTGACAGCTCGTCATAGGTCATTCCGTTAATGATGTCTTTCAGAAGACTGGACTCACGATAGGTCAGATTCGGTAATACACCAAGATGCGACATTGTGTTGATTACACCGAACAGCATGCCTACGGCGTTTGCAGCCAGCTTGCCGTTTGCGGTAGCTCTGTCTCTCAGTTCAGTGAGCTCTACGTTGATTGCGCGCTTGCGATACTCGACTTCCTTGAGCTTCTCGTCAATCATCTTCTCGTTTGCTGCAATCATCTTGTATTTCTGAGCATATTTCTCGATATCCTCGCTGTTGACATAGAGGATGCCGTGTTCGCCTACATAGCTTCCAAGGATGCCTTCCTTGATGTAGTTGCTGATAGTCTGTCTTGATACTCCCAGTATCTCGGCAGCTTTGTTTCTTGTTATTCTTGCCATAGAACTAATGTTTAACGTTTTTCTTCATTTACATATACAACACCTCTATACCCATAAGAATAAATGGGATAGCCAAGCGAGCCGAACCTTATTTTTTATCAACTACAATATATATAATATACCATAGTAGTTCGTACTCCTTGTAAAGCCAGCATAAGTCTTCTGATACCCACAGAGCTTTGTTCGTTATGGTCGGCTTTCTCATTTCTGATATGGGCACCCGTCGTGAGGTGACACGTTGCGGGATTTACACAACCATAATGTAACTTACCTGACAGAGCAGTTTTATATATCGGTCGATAACTCCGAAGAGGACTGCACGGATTAAACCTCGTATGTATTTGCTTGAAACTTTGAGATAGGGTAAAGAAAAAACCCTATCCGCCGTCTGGGTCACGCTCCAAACTTTGGATAGGGTATATCATTGTAGTTGAACTAATCAACTTCTAGATAAAACTTATTTAGTTGCTAGCGCGTGACTTCTAACAAGCACTGCAAAGATACGACGATTTTCTATTCCGTGCAATAGTTCTGTTTTCACCATAAACCGTACTTATTAAAGTAAAAAGTGAGGACAAATGATTTAAAGATAATGGTATAGCTAAAGGTTTCAAGCGAAGTAAAAACAGCTGATTGCAACATTCATTAAAGTATAGAATATTTACAATTAACGTAGTTTAAGAAAAAAGTGTGATTTTCGTTGCTTTTTTGGTGGTTATCTTAATAAAATAGCCGCCTATCTGTTAAGTGATAAGCGGCTAGTTGTGGTCTAGAACTTCCATTCTATTATCTTGTATTGTACATCAGGAGATTCTTTCTTCATAGCTAAATATCGCTGCTTGTTACAAATTCCGTTCGATTCAACTTTCCTTATTAGTTCCTCTGCCTCATCTTTATCTCCAAACAAGTCGGCATCAATTCTTGAATTTGCATAAAACAATCCTGGACGACCGAAGAAGTTGCTTGTAACGACCGCAATCTTTTCGTGGTTCTCGTTGTAAACAGCCACGTAATACACATTTCTTCTGCCGGGAATAACTTTCGAAAATTTCGATTTTAGTTCCTTGAATGAGATTTCTTGATGAGAAGCGTTATCTGGAAAGCAAAGGGAAATCGATTCTTTTAATTGCTCGTCAGTTGGACAATATATGTAGTCAGCAAGAATCGCCTCTCCAAGATTATCGCACTTGCTAATGTCGAATAGTAAACTCTCGCCGTCATCAAGAAGTGTAATATGTTTTGTTTCTCTTGCCATTCGCTAATGACTTAACCGTGATGTCGAGGGCTTAGAAAGTTTACCAAATTTCTTCTGCCTCAAACTCTACGTTGCTATCCCAGTCGAATGAGTCAGTATCTTCTTCGTCCTCAGGAGAAAGATAGTAGTACGCTGTCAGGCTCCAACCATCAACCTTTACCGGGTCACCCGCATACTCAGCCTTGCCTATATGCGAAGGATCCTCGAATGATGGATACATATCTCTACTAGTAGGTCCGGCATTTGATGCCATCGCTTTGTTCACGATGTTCTCACCAAACATTTTGATAGCTTCTATCTTGCTTAATTTCTTCATAATTTTCCGCTTGACCGTGTTGCGTAGGGCTTGGTTATTAATTGGCAGGAGCCGAAGCTCCTTATTTTTGGCTAATCGGGGCCGTTTTAAAAAATCCCCTCCTACCCTCACGGGCAAGAGAGGACACTCATTTAAACAATCTAGCTATGAAAAACTAGAAATATCTTATTTCCCGCACTTAACAACTTCGAAAACACGATGCTCTCTGTCGGCGGAAAGTCTATTACCTTCTTCATCGCATATGTGGCCATCTTCGTTGACCCACATCTTCTGGTTGAACATCTCCTCGCACATTCCCAGGATCTTAAGATATTCCTGTGCCTCGAAGATGACGTTCTTGCCATCACGCTCTGCCCTCTTGAAGTTATCGATAAGATCTGGATTCAGGTCAGGTGCAGTGATATCGTACTCATCCATTTCATCGTGATAGTGGATGTTGAGAATCTCCAACTCTTCCACCATTGCGGAATTCGTACCAATCTCGCCAGTCAGAGCCTTCATCACGGTCTCCTTTTCGAGCTTTTCGTACTTCTTCCGGCACTCATTGATGAGTTTATTCAACTCTTCTTCTGTATAATCTTCTACCATATTCATTATTTTAATTGGTTAAACAATGGCAGGAGATGGCAGCTGGCCACCTCCAGTTTTAGCTTAATCCTCATCTAGACCGTTATCGAGGTCTTCTTCATAGACGCCGAACAATCTCAGTGTATTGCTGTCAATCTCGGTCTTACCGACAATGTAGCGCTGCGTCATCTGGATATTCGGCATACCGTTACTGGTATGTCCCATCATGACGGCAATCTGCTCAAGAGGCACTCCCTTCTTTGAGAGATTCGTTGCGAACGAGCGTCTGCCGGTATGGGATGATACGAACCGATACTTCTTTCCAGTCTCTTCCTTTCCAGCCTTGAACACCTTCGTGTTCGTATCTATTCCGCAGTCACGACAGATATCGCGGAGTGCTCTATTGAACGTCCTTTCACCTATCTCACCCGGAAGAGGCTCGTCACCAGTACCGCATACGAGGAACGGACGGAGCTTCTTGTGAAGTGGAACCCTTACCTCGGTCTTTGTCTTCTGAGTAACATAGACGAGGAAGTGTCCGGTATCATCTATGTTCTCTTCCGTCATTCTCTGGCAGTCGCTGTAACGTGCGCCACAGAGACATTCCATGATAAACATTCTCTGAACATATCTTTTTGTTTTTCCGTGAGGGTTGTACTTTATGATTCTGTTTATCTCCTCATCAGAGAGATATACAGACTGGACCGGAACAGCCTTCGTTCTGAGTATCTTTCCGAACGTCGGGCTGTTAATCTCTTTCGTAGCATCGTTCTCACGTATCACCGCCTTGATGGTGGCGCATACGGTCTTTGCGGAGTTGGGAGCGTAGTTCTCCTTGATCTTCTCGAAGAGGTCACGGAGGTTGTCGTCAGTGATGTCTTCCCACAATGGCTTGTGGCCCAACAGCTCCTCGAACATTCTCACGACCTTGATAAATTTCGGATACTTCCAGATATAAGCTCCGTAGAAGGTGTTGTGCCTCCACGCGTTGTCGTGATAGTTGGCGAACCAGCCCTGCTTGATAGCGAGCTTGTACTTCTCCTGCTGAACAGGACTCAACAGGCGCTCCCAGTCTCTAGTCTTGATTCTTATTTCTTCTGTCATAATTCTAATATTTTGGTTACTAGTGGCAAAGATACTAAAAGTTTATAATATAAACCATCATCTTTGCCGTTTTTAACGCTAATTTAACCTTCCGAAGCAGCCTGTTTCTCGACTGACACGAGTTCTATCGTATCTTCATTCCAGTCATTCCACACTTCTGCATAGTCGTCTGCCTTATCTTTGGCATCTTTTTCTGATTCTGCAAGGAATACATAAGGCTCATCCATGTCGGCAGTACGACCGTATCTTCATCGAAGACCTCCAGCTCACCGGCATGACAGCCTTGTGGGGCAGGAAGATGAGCGATCTTGCACACGGTGAGTTCGTCACCAAGTTGGAGTACGTGGCTTCCAAGTATGGTGTCATCGTCCATAAGATTGACCGATTCTACCCGTCATCAAAGACGTGTACATGCGGATATGTAAACAAGCAGCTTCAGCTGAAGGATAGGCAATGGACTTGCCCCGAGTGTGGCGCAGTCCATAGCCGTGACCTTCTCGCTGCCCAGAATATTCTTCGGCAGGGCATTGCCGAATTGGAGAGCACAAGTAAGACACCTTCCGCAAGGAGGGCGCATGTGCGCCTGCATCCAAGAATCTCATCCCTTCAGGGGTGAGAGTATGTCAAACCGGCAGAGACACGATGTATTCCTTTTTTTTCTTTCGTGTTCTGCTTTTCACATCGAAGTGACAATAATCTCTCAGCCAAACGGCAGCTTCTCTAATTATAGGCTCGTTTACCACAAGGATTGGACGAAGCATTCCGCTCTTCTTCATATACTGATAGCTAATGAAGTCGAACGGATCATTCGGGTCATCGCATTTCTTCTCCCATATACTAACGTCGAGATAATCGATGTAGTCTCCCTCAGGTGGGTTCTCCATTTCTATGAATCTTTTCGGGGTAAGAAGAATTGTATCCTTTGCCTCATGGGTCATGAAGAAATTCTCTACAATCTTATTAAGCTCTCCTGTTTTTAATTTTCTCTTAATTAGACCCTTCTTTTCTATGATTTTAGAAGCGTCGAGTACTACTGTTGCCATAATTCACAAAATTTTAAATGGTTAGACATAGTACCCTCCGAAGAGGGCTTTTGGCTAGTGTGCAAGGAATCCTACCGCCTGGCCCTTGCCGATGGACCAGCATAGTCTGTCTTCCTTCAGGCACTCTGTGCAGTTTCCGGTACACAGACGTGTTCCTTCCGGAGCAGACGTTCCGCTCTCGAAGATAGGATGCGCCTCCGGAAATCCGTGGCGGTTATCCATCTTGAGACCAAGCCATCCGCTGAATAGGATATGCATGTTCTCAGGGATTACGTTGCCCTCATCGAGGTACTCGTTGCACACATCGAACATCTTCGTGAACGCCAGGAACTTGGTATCCTTGTGCTTGCGTGCAATATCGCACATCTTGTCAAGATACCATTTATCCTGGATATCACCACCGATATGGAATCGGAAGGCGCGAGGGAATCTGTAGTCGAGATACCCGTCAATCTCCTTGAAGTATCGCTCGGGATCCTCATGATAGATTGCCGAGTTGATAGCTCTCGTCTTGATTACCTCCTTGTAGATAAGGTCGTTTCGCAGGTCGTAGCAGCTCTTTGCACAGATTGCACAGTTGCCGCAATCCATGAACGGAATGAGCGACACGGATGGGATTGCTCCCAATTTTGTGTTGCCATTACTGATCTTGACATGCAAGTCGCTGACGTTCTCTACTGCATACTCATAAGCTGCCTGTGCCTTTGACAGACGAGTCTTCATTCCTTCCTTACCTAATGTCCAGTAATTTCTACTCATAATTCTAATTTGATTGGTTAAACTTGGGGAACAAAAACCGGCGTGTCTCACGACAGACCGGCTTGAACCATTTAAACAAAATTTAGTTATGATATGAGTAGTCAGCCGCTGCTAACGACTGACATGTTTGGCTAATCTTTCGGTACATTCCAGTGGAATGAAATCGTCGCTTCGTCTTCGTAGATGGAGAACGATATTAGTAGTTTTGCGTCTCCCTCACGCTCGTCATCTATGTACTGCTTGTACGCCGGAACCATGTAGGTCGTTAGGTGACATTCGTCTTCAGTCAAGTTTTTTATGACTGCATTTCCGAAATCATCAAGCTTGTCCGTGCTTCTGTAGGGCTGCGGGATGCATTTCAGCTCGACGATGTTGTCCTTGACGGTAGCCATTACTGGAACTCCTGCAATGAATCCTAGATACGTATTACCTGAGAATGCGTAGCTTTCGTCATCGAACATGTTCTCTTCCCACCAGTCAAGCATAACATTCTTGTTATCTAGAGGAGCAGGAGTAAGCTTGCTCGTATCAATCATCTTCTTTATTTCCTTCATAATCCTTCATTTTATTGGTTAAACATTGAATCGGTTACCGAATCAGTAACCGACTTTTTGGGCTAGAATGGCTCCCGGCTGGCGCCTTGCTTTAATAGTTCGATCTAGAGAGCTTTAGCTCGAAGGATTACCTCCAGTAGTGACTGGAGGAGATCCTTCGTTGAAGAAGCTCTTGTGAATTGCTGCCGAGCCACCATTCCATAGGTGGCGAACCTTACGTCCTACTGATAATTACTTGTTCTCGCTCTTGTCTTTCTTCCACTCAAGAATCTTGCCCTGGACGCTGATATTATTGTCCTTGATAAGCTGCTTGAGTACACCGAGCATCTTCCAACCCTCTTCATCGTAGTTCTTGGCTTTAGACTCAAGTTCCTTCAGAGAATTTGTCTCTGACATCTTTCGTCCATTCTTCATGAATCTTGCTCCATGGAACATGATGAGGTTTCTCATCGTGTAGTAGGAACCAGACCCTTTGTAAGCATTGATGAATGCATCTGCCTGCTTGGTATCCCACGCGAGATGCTTGCGGTTCTTGTTGAACTTGCGAACGGCATCGTAGAGTTCCTTGTAGGTTTCTACAGCACTCATCTTGTTGGCAAGGTCACGGAGAGGATTGTATACCTTTCTCTCCAAGTCAGCGACGAAGATGTTTTCGTTTTGAAGACGGATATAAGGATTACCCTTGCAGGTATGCTTGTATGTCTTCTTCTTTTTTCCATCCTTGTCTATCTTGGTAGTGTAGATGCACTTGTCGTCAATATAGCTGCGAAGCTTGTTAATATAGTCAATAGCCATATCGTGTGCTACAACTCCGTTGAACCAGCGATTTCTCGCCTTGATGTTCTCGTAGTCCTTATGTTCGCACATCTTCATCTGAGCGTAGAGCTCATTTTCAAGCATGCGCCACTGATACTCGTAGCCCTTGTGCTGCAACACCTCGTTGAATGACTTGCCGTCCTTCTCCATGTCTCGCAACATGTGAAACATCTGGCTCATCACCCAACGACGGAACAGTTTCCAGTTACTTACGTATCCACCCTCGACAATCTGCTTGCCTACCGCATCGATGGTTGCATCGTCCATGTCTACAGGAACTGCTGCGCCATTTTCGATTTTGATAAGCTGGTCGTCACCGAGAGGGAGATATTTACTAGTATCAACACCTGCTGCCTTAAGAGCTTCGAGACGTATCTGCGCCTTGGTCTTCTTACCGGTAGCTGCTGTAGCCTCTACATTGTTAGTTACGATGTTCAAGTTCTCACCAGTGATTGTTACAATCTGCTTCATAATTCTAATTATTTTAAATTGGTTACTAAAAATTTATTTAACTCTTGTGGATGAGGCTTACACCCCACCCTTGTTTGGCTCAACCCAGTCTCTGAGAATTATCAGGTCCTTGTCGTTCTCGGAACGCCAGAACCATGTTCCCCATCTGTTCTCCCATGCGAGGTTGCCTCTGAGTAGCTGAATCAGTATGTATAGCTCTAGCTTACATCTAGCTACCTCTCGTCGTTCACCGTACATCATATCTTCGTCTGAGAGCTCTTTCTCCGGCAAAGCCTTGAAGTAGTAGCGCCGATGGGATTCAGAACGCTCTGAAGGCACAGAATGCTTGTATGCCTTATATCTCTGTTCTATTGCGAACTGGACTACTGCATGTGTCAGATAAGGTGTATCTTTCGGCTTACCTTCCTCGGACATCACTATCTTGCCATTCACTCTACATGTTCTCTTCTGGAAGTTGATGGTGAACTTAGCACCATTCTCAACTGCATTGATAATCTCGTCGTATGTCATAATTCTATTGTATTGGTTAATAGGGATAGTGCTTATTCTTGCACTATCAAATTGGCTTCTTCGAGTTCATCCTTACTCAGTACATCTTCGTCTTCTCCGATGTGGATATAGAATTTGTCTCCGTTCGCCCACTCCATTGCACGCATATACAACCAGTGAGCCTCTTCGATAGAGAATCCGTCTGCGCTTACTGAATCAAGCATCTCGCCCATGCAAACTTCTGACGTTTCGTACTCTTTCTTGATTTCCTCAAGCTTCTTTAGTAATCTGCTGTTCATAATTCTTAAATATTGGTTAATGGGAGTGCGCTCAGAGAATCTGTTGCGTAACTATAAGGTCTTGATTAATACTGTATCTAAGTCCTGACAGATCCAGGTAACCACCTGGATCTTCAGGATGATTGATACCGTATTGTACAATCTATTCTCCTTGCGCACCATTCGGCTCGCAATAACCTAGTCTGACTCAACCTGATACGTTGCATTGCTTTAAGTTTTTGATTAAGGGCGTGGCATTGTTATGAAGCCAACCTCAGGAAGCGTACGCTTCCCCATCCTTGGCTTCAGAATCAATGAAACGCTCGATGAACTCTCAGAACTTGTCAGACATCGCTGCAATGCGCATGACTTATCTCATGTATTATGTTGCATGGATATATGTTCACGATTAGGTCCCGTGGATTGGATACCTGCGACGGCGGAGATATCGGCCGTCGCAGGTATTCCACTCACGTGACATTAAACCTCATACTCTTGATAAGTCGTGATGCAATTCACTTTGGTTGTTGTAGGTACACTCATAGGTCTGTTGCTTTCCTATAATCAACTGATACGAACCAGATGGATTACGCGGGTTAATATTTAACCTAAGGATTAACCCGCGTTATTTGCAAGCTGGTTGGTAAATTACAGCCTCCTCGTGTACCTCGTTTGGCAATAACGTTGTCTTCATCTGAGAGCGTGGCACGTAGCTCTAGCAGTTTGATTTGAGCTGTTACGTATCGCCGGAATACCCGGATAGTGTTCCGGGGAGGCCGGCGAGATTCGTAACAGTTCCGTAAACTCTGCTCTCCTCTGAAGACTACCCTCGTGCTCGGGTGGTTCCATGACCGATGGCTCGGCACAATACTTTATGTTTCTGATTTGACACAGGATTCGCCAGAATAGGTGATCCAGGACAATGCGCCCACTGCGCAGCCGTCCAGGATCAACTACTCTGGTTAAGAGACCTGTTGCATAAACTTCAGCCATCCGTCAGGGAGTGGTGGTGTGCGCCACCGGTGGAAGTCATACGGACCGGCACATTTCTGTACTTCGTTGATGAGCTACGCCTTGTTCGTCATACGAACATCCCGCTGTCTCAAGTTGTAAACTTGGATGGCAGGATGTTCAGATGATGTTATACGAGGCATCGCCTGAATCTGTCCGTCCTTCTCCCACGTCCGTGTGCTCGGTTACAGAGTCTGCCGGTCAGAAGTTGCTGCGCATAGCTATATCAGATTGATAATGTCCGGTTTAGGACGAACAGAGGACCATCTAGGTAGTAGATGGTCCCTGTACTCCGCAACCGGGATATTTAAAACATTGCGTCTTCATTCCGGCAAATCCTTGCGCTAGGATGCTCATCTATAGAGTATTCACCAATGTGTTGTACGCTGCCCTGCTCGTTCGCAAGGCATTCTGGGCACAACCTATTGATAGATACCCCTTGATTTCGCTCTCTGTCTTACTCCTGTTAGCTTTCACGTTCCTTCCACGACCTCGGTCTATGCAACCTACAGCCTGAGTCTTCACGTATCCGAGACCACCGACCTTTCTCTTGCCTGTCTTGACCGCACGGATGCAGTCCATGACGAAGGCGTTGAGCTTGTCGATGTCCTCCTTTACGTTTATGACCGGAAGGACCTGAGTAGACCAGGAATAATCGCAGTACCCCTTGTAGAGATACCTGTTTACCGCATTGATGGCTTTCGTCATAGTGGTGTCACGCTTCTTTATCGTCCTCTTCTCAATCTCCTTTTGAAAAGTCTTGATACGTGTGGACGACAGAGAGATATTGTGACCCTTGATGGAATATCCGAGGAACTTGAACCAGTGATTAGCATCAAGATACTCAACCTTCTTTGGGTTGAGCGTCATCTGCATCATCTCCAGCTCGCTCTTCATGATATCCATGGCTTTCTCATAGTCTTCACCTACAAACAGCGTATCATCTGAATAACGGACGTAATATCCGTTAAGCTTAGATAGCTTGTCGTCAAGATGATAGAGTATGACGTCAGCCAGCCATGCAGCAACAGAGCATCCCTGCTTGAGGGACTGATACTTCTCGCAGAGGTTGTTGTCCTCATCGAAATAGATATCTGTGTGATAGTAGTCACGAATGACATCTATCAGTGCAGACTTTCCGTACTTCTCCTCTACCTTGTCGAATGCCCAGTCGATGAACCGAATAGGCACAGAATCAAAGTACTTGGAGAAGTCACCTTTCCATCCGATGATTTTACCATCTGCCGAGTATATTATCCGAGAAACATCTTGCACCACACGACCGCAGCCGATACCCTTTTGGTATGACGTACAGCGTGGATGCACCATCTCTGGCATCAGCTCGAACAAGAGGTCGTTTGCTATGCTCAAGAGGATTCTGTCTACAGGTTCATTCACATAGACCGTACGGAAATCTCCGTTGTCTTTCGGAATCTTGGCTGTATGAGGCGGCATTATCTTGTAATTTCCGCTCTTGATCCTCTGATACATGGCCAGACGAGCCTCAGGTGTTGTAAGCTGATACATTACTGCTTTGTTCATGTCCTTGAATAAGCCTTTCTCGATAGCATACTGCCATCTGGCTTTCTCGAAGAACATCTCTAGGATTCTGTCTTCATTCATAATTCTTCTTGTTTTGGTTATAGGTAGGGAGATTGCCCTCCCCGTTTGGCTAGTCGATATGCTGATAAACATCTCCTCCCTGCTCTTTTTCGTTGTCAGCATATAACTCCTGATTAGAGTCAAGCTCTATTTCTTCTTCTACGAAATTATTAGAATCAAGGACGATGTTGCAATTATCGTAGGCCTTTTGTGTCTTCTTTACTGCCTCTTCCTCGCTCTCAGCATCAACGCTGACAATCTTGTTTAAAGTCTCTGTGACTGATACGTAATATCTCTTCATAACTCTTGTAATTTTGGTTAATATTGTTCCGTGTCGGGTCTCGAACCCGATGTGCGCCTGTCGCTCACGGATGATAGATGTTAGAGTCTCTTGAGAGCAGCTTCGATGTCTGCGACTTCTTTGTCCTCAATCTTCGATATTTCTTGTAATATCTCGTCCAAGTGAGTAACAAAACTAAGTGCATCTACTACGCGACCAACCTTCACATTAAGGTCACCAGCATGTATGTCGCAGTCGCATATACCAAACTCTTGCAACAAATAGTAAATGGTGCCTCTCTTTAGCGCAAGAAGAATGCGTTTAACACAACTTATTTGCACGGTAATAACTCTGAAGGTAATACCACAGCGAGGGATGAAGATTTCTGTCATGTCAAGCTCAATGAGCTTATCGCATATAGCTTTCGCCAGTTCCTCGCACTTTTTTTTCAGTTCTTGAGACTTGTGTGCGTAATCGTCACGTCCAAGTACTTTCCACATTTCTTTTTTCTTCATAATTCTTAATAATTTATTGGTTAATAATGTCAGAGGGATTGCTCCCTCCGTTTTTAGGCTAATGCGTTCAATACTCTGTGGACGTTGTATGCGACAGGATTGTTGTATTTTGCCCTCTCCCACTTTTTGCGCTCACAAACTTTCAGGCAATACTCATGTGCTATATTCTCTGATAGTGCATCGAACGTGTTGTGTGTAATATCTGATGGCTTACCGAAATAAACTCTGTAACCATCCCTGTAGCATACTATACGTCTGCCCAGTCTGTAGATTGTTCTACTGCCTTTCTCTACAAATGTAATTCTTTCCATAATTCTCTGTATTTGGTTATTGGTAGGTAGCCAAATGGCTACCAATTTTAGGCTTCGTTCCATGCTTTCCACGCTTCATCAGTATTCTTGGTGATTGCCTCGTTCCAAAGTTTCTCCAATTTATAGAAAATCTTCTGGAAAGCCTTCGATGTTGTCTTTGGGTCAATGCGCTTGCCGAGATAAGGTCGATTACGTGTAATCGTAATTTCGTCCTCGCACCAGCAACACCTGATCATCCCATACTCCGTAGGAGAACAACCTAGGTAAATTCCTTTTGCGTCATAACGCTCTTTACGTAACCACTTCGGATAAGGAACGTATATTGTCCACGCATCCACGCAGTCACGGAACTTCTTTCTTGTGTCGTGATAAAGTTTCAATTTCATAATTCTTTGTAATTTGGTTGATAGAAGAGGAGCATGCAAGCTCCCCTTGTTAGGCTGTTTCTTTTAGCTTGATTCCATTCTCTTCGAGAGCGTCTTTAATCAGCTCGTCAGAGTCCTCGTAGTACTCTCCCCAGCAGGAATCAATCTGTTCCCACTCGTAGGAATCAGAAGATTTACCGTCTTCGTACAATTTTGTATACGGGCGTTTCTTTTCTAGGACGTAACCTTTTACATCACCCCACATCCACATACCAATATTCTTGACTTCGCTCTCAAACAGCTCGATGGCACGATTCTTCCAGTTCTTGGTATTCGTATCCACCATCTTCTTGAAGCGCTCCTTGTCGCAATAGGCATATCCTCTAACATAATCTCCCTGGCTATATCCACTGGAAGACCACTCGTAGAATGCTATATCCTTGCAGTTTTCAAGGAGATTAATAAAATCATCTTCTTCAAGCTCTTCTGTAAGCTCATCCCTAACATCCTCGTTCTTCAGTTCGTTAGGAGTGAAATCTCTGATGTTGTACCACTCGTTCTTGCCGATGCTGAATCTTGATTTTCTTTCAAAACTCCACATGTGGCACGACTTGTCGTATTCGAGACACAGATGATCGCAATGAAACATACTATTGATATACTTGATAATCTTCTTTTGTGGAACATACTTGCAGACAAGCTCTTTCAAGGCAGCCTCTACATTTTCAGCGTCAACTTCACTGCTACAACCACGAGAAAGTTCCCTGTTGTATCCGTAATCAGAATAGTCCCAGAAGTAAATGCCTGCCAAATCCCATTCTGTGCAAGGGCATTCGGCATCCTCATCCTGGTAAATGGTGATTCTGTAATCACCAATCTCCTTCTTAGCAAATTCGTAACTCATATCTAATATCATTTTAAATGGTTTAACATTGAATATCCCCATGCTAGGGGATATTGTTAGGCTTCCTCGTAAGCTTCCTCCATCATGGAGTGAATCTCTTCAAGCTCGTTCGAGAAATTGTACTTGATGTTGTACGTGCCGAATGCTTTGAAATACCACTCCTCTAGATACGCTCTGTCATCGTTAGCCTGCTCGCTGTCCTCTGCGGAATCGAGTCTGGCTACCATGGCAGGATACAAATCGTAGTAATCGTCGCCATCGTAGTCCGTCGCCCAGAACACACCTGTAACGTGTCTGGGATAATCGTTGTACAGATTGGCAAAATTACCATCCATATGCTGAGAATCCTTGTGGAGATACTTCTTCATCTCCTTGTTCACTTCAAGAGTGAAATCCCATGCCATAGACTGGATATTCTTTCCGTACAAATCGGCAATGTATTCTTCTAGATCATCTGCGTCATCGAAATTCTCAAGACACTCACGATATAGGCTCTCAATCACCTTGGCGAAGCTTTCCACACCGATATAATCGGCTACTTTCTCGATAACCTCACCCTTGCTGTTCATAACATATTCCCAAATATTCTTTTCCATAATTCATCTGTTTAATGGTTCATAATTGTTCCCCACGATGATGTGGGGAGTTTTAGCCACATATGGCAATGTCGCCATAATTTCTGTAGAAATGCTTATATGCCTCAAGACCACTGGCAGCTTTCAAGTCTTTGACCTCCAGCTTACCGGTATCCTTGCGTACCTCTGCAATAGAGTATGTATTGTCGTGTGTCCACTTGATGAGGTCCACACGCCTAACAGGATTCTCTACTGACTCAACGATTTTACACTTCAGTAAATCGTCATTCAGGATTTTCTCTAAATCACTCATAATTCTGTAATTGTTGGTTAATAGAAATCCCCACCCGTGAGAGTGAGGATTGGTTTGGCTAATCGAACTCACTTTCGTCCTGCTCGTACCACCAGTCCTGGAATCGATTCGCAACCTCTTCCAGTGCATACTTGGCAAATGTGTCATAGATATTTCTGCTCTCGCCCTCGTTAAAAGGAGCATACAGAGCCTTGCCGATAGCATCATAGGTGACGGATTTGTCGTCCTTGAAATTCCCGAAGCCCTTAATCATCGTGATAAGGTCTTCTCCCAAATCATCGGCAAGCTCGTGCATATTCTCCATGATAGCACTCTTGTTCTCGTTCCAGAACTTGCTTGTCTGAGAAAAACAACAGAATCCAGTGTACCCGTCATTTGCATTTCTGCAACTATCAAGAGAATTAAGCAGTGTGTCTTCATTAACACCGCCAAGCTGCTCTACTACGGCATATGCCATCTTTACGAATGATGGATTATCATTTTCCTTGATAAACGCATCCCATACTTTCTGTATATTCATATTTCTGTATTTTGGTTGATAATAGAAACAGACAAGCGCACCATACGCTTGCCTGTAATTTTAGCCAAAAATGTAGATAGCCGTAGTTCTTGCACAAATGGCATACAGCTTTCCGCTGTGACCACGGAAAAGCATTCCGTTGCATCCGTACACACCGGAAGAATAGCCTACCTGACTATATTCTTCCGTGATGGCTGCACGGCTTGAACTGTGTGTTATATCCTTGGCAGCTCCTACTCTAACGAGTCTCTTCAACTCTTTCTGTGTCATTTTCTCCATAATTCTTTAATTTTGATGGTTTAACATGGTTTCTGTGCAGATAGACTGCACAGAATGTTTGGCTAGAACTTGCGAGGGCGCATGCACGATTGCTCAATCTCCTGAGCCTTTTTGTCTGCACGTGCTACGCGTCTGAAATACTCGCTCTTGTCGAGGTTCTTGCGTCTGCACTCCTCGCTGATAACTGCCTTGTGGCTCGCTACGAGCCTGGCAAGGAACTTTCTGTCTCCGTCTGTCATAATTCTGAATTTTATTGGTTAATAATAGGAGGCGTAGCAAATAACTACGCCGGGTCTGGTCTAAAGCTGTACGTAAGAAGCCACTCGCCATTTAATGCGCTGAGAAACTTCCTTGCGGCTCTCTCTCCCCATCCTCGTGGCTTGTACGCATCTTCTTTCAAATACTTTTCTACAAGCTTCTCTAGCTGAGTCTTTTCTTCTGTTGTCATAATATATTCTGTTTTGGTTAATAGCAGGCAGCACATTATCGTACTGCCCAGTTCTGGCTAGAGATTGTACACCGGACTTTCTGAAGCACACAGAATCGTAGGACCGGTGAGGATGGAGAACGCACAAGGGTCAAAGCCCTCGATATTCTTCATGCTCTCGATTTTCTTCTGTATCTCAGCACGTATGGATGACAGACTCAATCTGCCGTCAATAGGCATGACAGAATCCATGCCCACCATTTCCACAACGCTCACCTCATCGGTGAATCTCATGTTCACAAGGTCAAACTTGTTAATCTTATGATAAAATTGTACCCATTTACTCATAATTCTACATTTTTGGTTTGTAGGAGAGGGAGATAAAACTCCCTCAATTTTCAGGCTATGTACTTCTTGAGAAATTCTGCGAGCTTGTTGTATTCATCGTCAATTTCTTCCTTGTTATCCACATAAAAGAAATTTGCGGTACAGCTGTCTGTAACTTTACACGTATCATCAAAGACAGCAGCATGAGCAGACATAGACCCGGTTTCTCCGTCTAATCTGACAGTAAGGCTCACGCCTGGCAGACTCTCTGCCAATTCTCTCTGAATTTTCTGCAATTTTGGCATGATGGTAGAACGTATGTACTCTACATTCTCCTTGTATTCTTCATCTATCATAATCTATAATTTTTGGTGAATAATTGTATGCGTGACAGTTGCCACGCACATTTTAGGCTGAATGCTCCTTGATGAAGTCTGTGAGTCTCTTGTACTCACACTCCAGCTTTTCTCTGTCAAGCACGCAGGAGAGATGTAGGTGTAGGTATTTGTTGACCTTACCATACATGATGGTGTAGGCATGGCAGACGATGTATTTGCCTTCAGGATCTACGTCTACCTCCAGACCAACCTTATTCTTGCCGAATATGTCACGCTGAATCTCCTGCAATCTAGGCAGAATCTTGTCGCGCAGATATTCTCTGCTCTTCTCTTCCAATTTAGGGTTCTCTATTTTCTTCATAATCTAAAATATTGGTGAATAGTATGCGTGACAACCGCCACGCACATTTCAGCTCATGCACAGCACCGCTATCTCAGAGAAGCTCTTGGAGATAGTTTTCTTGCTACGATAATCTCTGTAGCCCTTAGTATTGTTGCTATGCCACTGGCGCGCTGCTATCTTGATTTTTTCCATCTCATGCATAAGCGCACGCTCAAAATTCTTCTGTGATTTTCTGTCTAACATAATTCAATTTGTTTAATGGGTTCTACATAGTATGCCCAGGAAAATGCCTGAGCACATTTTTGGCTACTCGTACTTGTTGAGCAGGAAAATCAGAATAATGCCATCGCCATTCAGGAGAGTCTGGCTCTTGTTCTCGTCATTTATTATGTTTTCACATATTCTCTCAAAGAGCGGATACGGGTCTCCGGCAATACTCTTGTAATACAATGCCATGTACGTACCGGGGATGAGAGGATAAGAGTCCTCAGGTTCTCCACCGAATACGTCACACGCCTGTGTATTGATCAGGACACGACATACAGAGAAATTTCCCTCAACTTCCTGTGCGTCCATTCCACGCAAGAGGTCTATAACCTCATTCTTGCTTAAATCTTGCTTTAATATTCTATCCATATTTCTCTAATAATCTGGTTAATAGAAGAGAGGAGCGGAAACTCCTCTCAGATTTGACTACTTTCTGAGACCTACGAACGTTGTAGTTCCCTCTGCTGTGTAACTGGCGTTAAGCTCTGAAATCTCGTTAGCCTGAGCTATCACAGTTTTCCTTAACATCACGTTTGCTCTGTGACAATTATACAGAGTAACTGAAACAACTACTAATGCAACACACACTACGGCAAACAATGCCACGAAAATATTCTTCTTCATAATTCTGTAATTTATTTGGTTAATACTAGATACCGCCCGAATATCTCCAAGCGGTAGTTTTGGCTAGTCACAGATATCCTCTATCTGCTGCTGAATGGCATCTATCATTATGCAGATAATGAATAGACCGCACATTTCAAGAACCGCAGAATATAACACTGCTTGAAAATCTCCAAGCAGAAATCCTGCGATAGCAATAATGCCACACACGAAACTTGTAACTAATATGAGCGCAGCTGACAGCACGCCCTTGCTGATTCTCTTTTCCATAATTCTTTTGCTTAATTGGTTATATTATCGTACTGCCTGGATTTCTCCAAGCAGAATTTAGCTAAATGTTTCCAAGCACAATTATCGTACTTTCTAGATTCTTCACACTCCAGGCAGGATGAAATTCTCCAAGCGGAGTGTGGATCGCCACAGCTCACGGAAATACCACTTACCCTTTTCCGTACTGCTCCAAATATACACAAGCAGAATTCCGTAAAGAATTCCAAGCACATTCAGGAGAATTATCGTACTTGCCAAGCAAATGAATGCCGGCGCACTCTGAATAAATCCAAGCACAATTATCGTACTTGAATAAATGATTTGTCTCACTTTCATATCTATATTTTTTTTTGTAATTGTTCCGTAGCCACACACGACAATTATCGTACTGGCTACGGATTTTTAGGCTCATATCTCACAGAATAATGTAAGCACACCATTCTGTAATGATCCGAATTCAACATGGCTCAGAATTTCCTGAGCGTCTGAAATGATACTCTCAACCTCGCACATATCGAGGCATTTAATTCTTAGCGTACTCATAATTCTAATATTTTTGGTTATTGTTCCCTACAAGCGTAGGGAGATTTTAGGCGATTCCGGCAGACCAAGCGAATCTTTCTTCTTCATCATTCAGTCTGTAGATACTGGAAAGCATGCCAAACAAGCGAGGACTGCTGTTAACGAGTTCATCGTAGGCATCCTCTGCACTCTGGTCTGTTACATTAATACGTACAAGCGTCTTTCCTATCTTCTTCAAAATCTGTTCTTTCATAATTCTATTTTTAAATGGTTCATAATTGTAGAGCGGAGATTTCTCCCCGCCCCGTTAGCCAGGATGTGCATCTTTGCACCACGTTTTATCTTTATCGTCTTAACTACGTGGCTCACACCCTACAGATTTTATGCTTCTGCCAGCAACTTGTTTATTTCTGAGGAGATAAATCTCGCACGGATGACAAGCAACCGATTTCAGTCAGCGTGGATAGTGTGTACCTTGAACGCTGCAATCGTGATTGCACACACTGGGATTTCTCGGGTAAACACTCCCGAACGGCTCACAACACCGAATAGAATATGAATTATGATTTCTTTCTATAAACTCTCATCTCGCTAGATGATACAAATCCCCTAGCCGTCGTGCCGTCTCATCTCATTCGACGCTCACGCCAGGAATTTTTGCGTATCTCTCGGATGGATGTCTCTGAGTAACACGTTACTCTCTCCCATCTCGGTGTGCCTCTCGCACTCTCGATTTACTGAGATACTTCTCTTGAATTTTGGCAATTAGTCCCCTGAGGGAGAATAAATTCTCTCTCTGAGTTAAGCCCACACACCACGACAAGGTTTACCAATTGTGTGGGAAAAATAAGGACACGACGACCCGCTCCAAGTTGAAAAACCTGGAGTAAAATTTCCCACTGGCTAACTGCTAGCTAGTCAGCGGGGAAAACTAGATAGCTAGATTTCTCTAGCTACCTATTTTGTGTTACTTACTTTTGCGCTGCTGCAAGTTTAGCTTGTAACTCTGCTATCTGTTTTTGCAGGTCAGTTATGCTTTCGCTCTTCTTCTTTGCTACCTTTGCACCACTTGAAAATGCTTGATGTAGTGAGCACAATTTTGAACCAAGACGCTGCAAGCTGTCTATAATAGTGGTTTGCACGTCCTTATTGTTGTTATCAAACCACGCAAAGAAATTAGGTAGTTTATGTTTGCGTGAAAACTCGCTTACGGCAGAGCGCACACACTCTGTCTGCAAATTGCAGTAGCTTTCGTCTGAAAGTACGTAATTTGTCGCTAGCTTGTTGTACTTCGCACGGGCTTTTTCAAGTTCCTTTTTTGCGCTTACAACTTCGCTATCGGTGCACTCGCTTAATAGCTTTTTGCGGTAACTGTTAAGCACCTCTAAACTCTGCGCTAAAACTGCGCTACCTTTGCACTCGTTTACATAACTCGCAACCTTAGTACTTGCGTGCTCGTATCCTTGAGCACCTTTCATTTCTAAATCTTTCATATCTAAATCTTTTTAAATGAAAACGCACAATTTACCCCGTGCGTTTTTGGGGTGTGCGTAACGTGCACCACACGACGCAGGACACACGCACGCCGCCGCGCACGTGGGGCAGGGCTGCCGCCCGGCTACCTACACAACTGCAAACCACGTGCCAAGCAACCACTAAAAAATTGAGTATTTATGCATTTAACCTTTTGTAAGTACTTGATTTATAGGTAGTTAGCTATTTGTAATAATTACAGCGTTTGTCAGTAGTTGTTAAGGTTTAAATAATTTAACGTTTTCGCCAACGTGTCACACTTGTAACTATCTAATAATCAAGCATTTATAAAGATATAGTGGCAGTAATTGTTAAATATTTAACTTAAGAAACATTAATCTTTACAAACTGCTAACTACTTGATTTACAGGTAGTTACACCCGCCAAAGTGGCAGTTTATGTTAAGGTTTTTAACTACTCATGTAATAATCTTTTACCGATTTCGTTAAAATGTATTTAATAAGTTAAACACGAATATTTATGCATATATAAATATGGTAAATATATTTTGGTCAAGTAATTTGTAATAAGTTTTTGTGTTTCACGCTTTATTGATAATGTATAATTATACAAGAAAACGAATATAAATAAAATTATAAAGTGTTGTTTATTAAGGGGTTACATAAATTTTTTATAAATATAAACCGACAATTTGAAATAATTACAAAAATAATGTTTCACGATGGTTTACACTATATAAACCGACACAAAATGTAATAATTTCAGAAGAAACACCCCCACACCCCCTTTATAGCTATAAATCAGCGCGGTAGTCACCTCATCTAAAAATTTTTTCTTCCGATTTTTCAGCCTTTTTGTAAAGTTTAATTACTTTCCACCATAAAGGATAATTATGCATATTCATTCATCCGTTATTTATTAACATTTGATAGCATAAACTCTTACTTAGCAGACCAAACCATAAATGTATACCTATCCTTCATTTAATGTATACCTAAAATGTATATTTATACCCTTTATTTACTAGGGTTTTACCGGATATTCAGGATATTATCTGTATCTTTGTATTGTCGATATTTTATAGACGACATGTTGTAAGGACGACCTGACACGTGTTATCCTTCAGAAAGCCCCTGTTTATCGGGGGTTATCCTACACAATAACGGAAAATTAATATTATTATTGTACATAAATGGAAAATGGTATTGCTATAGACACATTGCACGCTCAGTTGCTAGACCTTTTGAGGAATGACGAGTACGGCTTCGAAGCGCTCCGTTGCCAGGACTGGGGTAAGGCAAACTCTGATAAGTACAACAAGCTGAAGTCTACTTTCATCAGGTCAATGAGACGTCTGGCGAAGAAGGCTCCGGTGAAGTACTACAACGGTGCTTACTACATGTTCAACGGCAAGATATACGAAGCTGTTCCGAAGATAGTTTTGGAACAGGCTTACCAGCTTCTGCTCCTCGACCTGGCCATGTCTCCGATGCTCGGCATCAGTACGGTGATGAACAAGTCATTCATGGAGGTGATAGAGTGCTACAACATACTGAGACCTACCTTCGACATCGTTGCATTCGCCAACGGAGTTGTTGACTTCGGAAGCGGGCTGAAGTATCCGAACGTGATGCCTTTCTCTCCCGAGTACCATGTCACATACTACCACCCATATGACTACAATCCGAAGGCGAAGTGTGACAGGTGGATGAACTTCATCAAGGAGGTCCTTCCGGACAGGACGTCAAGGATGATCCTCCAGATGTTCCTCGGCCTCGGTCTCATACAGAGAGGTACTGCATACAATCCGTACGAGGGGAAGGAATCATCGAAGATTGAGCTCTGTCTTCTCCTTGTAGGTACTGGAGCCAACGGAAAGAGCGTCATCTTCGACGTTGCCTGCAACATATTCGGAAAGGACAGGATAAGCAAGATGGACTACGCCGACCTCACTGCCGACGGTGACGAGGGAATGAGGGGAAGGTATCCCATCAGGAACGCCATCTTCAACTGGTCTTCCGATTCCGACCCGAAGAAATTCGGAAGGAAGAACACCGGTATGTTCAAGAGACTCGTGAGCGGTGAGCCCGTCCCGATGAGAAAGCTCGGCAGGGATATCCTGGAGGGGAACTCAATCCCCTACCTCATCTTCAACCTCAATGAGCTTCCGTTCCCTGATGATGCTTCGCTCGGATTCATCAGGCGCTTGCAGTACGTGAGCTTCGATGTCACCATCCCTAAGGAGAGGCAGGACCCGGAACTTGCTAGCAAGATCATCCGTGAGGAGCTGAGCGGAGTGTTCAACTGGATATTCCGTGGAGCGATGGAGCTGAGGAGCAGGAAGTACAGGTTCCCGGCAGCTGAGGGAAGCAGGAGACAGCTGCTCATCTCTCTTCTCGGAAGCAATCCTATCTATGCCTGGATAAGGGCGTATGATATGAGATGCAGCCAAGAGGCGAGGGGCGAGATTTCGGAGTGCATGCTTGCCAAGGAGATGTACGAGAGGTTCGTCGAGTTCTGCAAGGCCAACGATGTCGAGGAGAAGGATATCCCTACGATTCAGAAGTTCGGGCGTGATATGAGCGACAAGTACGGCTTCTTCAAGAAGAGGTCACAGGGCGGAATGACCTATCAGGTGTACGGCGCGCAGATGATTGACCTGAAGCAGGAGCTTCTCATCAATGATGTGAAGAATAAATTGCGTGGTGAGGAGGACATCAAGCAGCCTGAGAGCTTCATTCAGCCTGATGATTAACGGTTATAAAACAGATTTCTATGATAGACAAGGAATATATCAAGGAGATTATATCCCGTATCACGAAGAAGAAGGCTGATGGGAATATTGTTCCGGCCACCGCTTCGATGCAGGAGATTATGATTGCTGTCCGCGATGATGCCCTGGAGTGCATGAGGACCATGTGTAACGAGAGGGAGATTGCGGTGAACAGAACGTTGAACAGTGTTTCATTCAAGTGCCTATGAGAAGACATCACAATCCTAATAAAGTGCCGCCGTTCAAGCCAGCCCCTGAGCATTGGACCAGGAAGGTTCATTCATGGAAGGCAAAGGTTGCTTATGAGACAGAGGATGATGCTTGGGAGTTTCTGAATCAGATTCCGAGGTTGAAGGCACTTGGTTGGCATCCTTACTTATGCAAGGTTTGCTCAAAGTGGCATATTGGTAGATTACATAATAAATAGTTGAGATATGGAAATTAGAGTTAGCGTTTTAGGAAAGGTCGCATACAAAGAAAGAGAAAGTAGGGAGGATGCAGAAAAAGCCGAACTATATCCATTTGGAGAAGGAGTGTATGCGGTAATGGATGGAGAAAATTTCGTTGAGTTAAGAGTCGTATCTGGCAAAAAACACAGCGATGAAAAAGGTGATTATTACGCATGCGTAGATAATTACTGGGTGCATGGGAAAATCTCAAACTCTGCAACTATCATAGAGCATGAAGAAAGGTTGAAGGATTATATCGACAAGTGTTTCGGCCGTCTTGAAGCTATTGTTAAAAAAAACAACGATTGTATCAGTAGTGTAAGTGAAGAACTTGATGGCTTTATAAGTAATTCTCAGGATGATTTTTGCTCTATTGAGAAATCTCTTGAAAGAATAGAGAAAGATGGTGTTGGTAGTGGAAAAGGTATCAGCGAGAAGACATTATTGTCTGCTATCGAGATTGTATCAAAACAGAAATAGTTGAGAATATGAAGAAGAAAGGATATTACGAATACGAAAACGGAATCTACCCTTTGAAGCTTTGGGTACACATCGGTAAAGACTTGAAAGAGCTGATAGATTCATGTTTTGACAAGTGCAATGCTCCCGATATTGATTACGGCGGCGTTACGTATTCCGATGCTGTCAGGAAGAGCGACAGAAGACGTGGCGTTCTTGTCTCGTTTCCGTGTCAGAAGGTTATGTCGATGAACTATTGCTGCCATGAAGCTTCTCACGTCTGCGATGCCATCGAGGAATATACTGACTTGGAACACGGCGGCGAGCCTTCTGCCTACCTGATGGGTTGGATTGCGTCTTGCATCAACAATGCTCGTTTGGGTATTGGCGATTTCGTTGAACTAAAAGATGAGGAGGAATAGCTTATGAAAACGATTATAGTAATTGAACTTCCTTTGGGAATGGGCATTGATAGAGAAATCACAGAGCCTTATGGCTATGATTTATTCTACGGAGACGAAAATATCGAAGCTCAGTGGGAGAAGCTAGAGAAACTTCGGGAAACTGGTGGCGTTATTGTTGTTCAACCAAGCCATACTAGTGCGGTTCGCGAGATCCTTGATCCTTATATTGGTGAGGATGGATTTATCAAGGAATGTGGTTTACGAAAGGTTCACACAGAAGAACATGGTGATTTCTGTATTATCCTTTATCACAACCCGTCAGAGGTTATGGATCTTAGAGCATTTTATTTGAATAGTAAAAAGAAATAGCTTATGATTAAGAAAGAAGATATTAAGGTTGGGTTGGAGTTTTTACTTCCGTGCGAGAATATAGAACGCACCAGAGGAGGATTTTTCTATTATGTCAATACAAGGAAAGGATGCTGCATGTCACTGATTGAACCTACAGATGTTTTTTGTGTAAAGTCTGTTAAAAATGACTGTGTTTATTGTAGCGTTCGCGACATTACTAATGTACGCGTAGATTTAGATATTTTGCAGAAGAATGGTTTATATCCCGAATATGCAGAAAAGCTGATGGATGAATGGAAGGATTGTATCATCGGCGATAATCTTGATTGGAGCAAGTTGCCGCTTAAGGGGAAACAAGACGAAAGAACCGATGCTGACCGTTTCAAGGATATCACCGACAAGATGAGCGATACCTACAAGCGCAAGAATCACGATTATGGGAATGCTTTTTCCGAAATGTATGATGAGCTTGGTATCAACTACGGCTACGGAAAGATACGAGAGAAGGTGAATCGCATCAAGACGCTGAAGTACAATGAGGCGCAAGTTGCTAATGAACCATTGGAAGATGCTCTTCTTGACTGCGCTAACTATTGTATCTTGACATTGATGGAATATCAAAAACGTAAGGAACATGGAACAGACTGATTACACTTGCAAGGATTGCTTCTTCTTCAAGAATGGAGCTTGTAACCACCCTAATGAGATTAGGTTTACTTCTGAGGAGAATCCTTCTTGCACAGATTTCGAGTATAAGGAAATAAAAGTTGAACTTTAAAATATTGTTATCATGGCATTACCATTTGGAAAGACTATCAAGACAAGACACTTCACAGTGCTGAAGTTCAGCAAGAGCTTGTCTAAGAAAGAAGTTGCTTCACTCAGAGAGGATATTCCTGCTGATATCAAGAAGCATTTACAGAGAGGCTCTCTGCCTTTCATCAAGATTGCGGACATTGCCGGTACATGGGGTATTGAATACTCTATCGGTACATCAATGTACGCTGCGCTCGATGAATGTGTTCCTGTGGCTGTAGGAGACCATTATGAGTTCTCCAAGGATAATGGAAACATCATCGAGGCATTTGCCCAGCTTATGTATGCGGATACATCGTTGCCTGGCGATGCAGAATACACGGCAGGCAAGTTGAAGCTTCGTGACGAGTACCTTGCTCGTGAGGCTGCGAGACTGAACGCTGCTGCCGACGAGGGTAAGACAGAAGAGCAGCTTCGCAAGGAGAGCGATGAGGCTGTACAGGAAGTCATCGACCGCGATAAGCACGCCGAGACTCTTCTTGATATGGCAGAACAGATTAAGAAGGAAGGAGGCAAGGATGAGTGATAAATTGCTTGAGGTCGTTCAAGACCACACTTCCCTGGTACTTGCGCTCCAATTCATTTTGGTGGCCGCAGAGACGAAGAAACTGCCACCATACGGCGTTCTTCCTACGTTTAATGAATCTTATCTTGATGATAGGGTCCAGGCGATACTCGAAAAGGTTACCGGAGAGAAGTATTCCTGATTGAATTTATATTTTTCTTCTACTTTATATATATAAAAGTTGAGGGGCAGCATCTGTGAAGACACTGCCCCTCTTAGTTAACCAAAATAATTTGAATTATGCTCAGCAGAAAGAATCTGTGAACATTAATTGTTTGCAAAGGTACTTGGTTTTGCTGAAATTCTAGTAAAACAAAGTTACTTTAACACGAATTTAACTATTTCTTCTTCTTTTGAAAGGTCGCCTGGCCATTTTTGAAGATAATGCAGTCCTCGCAGCATCGAGGCATTGATAGAGGAATGTAGTAGTGGACCACATTATTTTCTGTATCAATTTCGTCCTGCTTAATCTTAGAGTAGTCGGCTATCATGGCAGTTGTCTTTTGCCACTCTGGAGAGCCAAACTTCTGCTTGCGCTGAGCGATAACGAGGTTTCTCAGAATCTCTTCCTTCGAGGTAGCCTTAATAAGTTCCTCCTGGGTGAGTTCATCGGCGTTCTCGTTCTTCGCTTTCTTGCCCTGAACCTCTGCTATTCTCTTCTGGACGGACTCTTGGGCTTCTAGCGTGTTCATCTCGTTTTCGAGGAATGATTTCTCCCACACACCTATTCCTTCTCCCTGAAATGCGATGGCCCAACTGTCACGGACGGACATGCCAGAACCGCGGAGACTGGCGTAGATGTAATAGCGAGGATCTTTCATCTTGAGAGCCTTCGCCTTCTTGTACGTATCGACGGATAACGTGTATCCTTTTGTTTCTTCAATCATAATCTTATTTCTTTTTATTATCCTTGAATGCAAATACTGTGTAGCAGTAGCAACTATTATTGGACTGCTAATACAAATCGGAAACCGTCCTTGACAATATTTCCATTATGCTTTATATTGTGTGTTCTCAAGTAGCCGCGGCCCATTCCGTTGTCTCGCTCTGCATTCCTCATGGAATCATACCAAGAAACCAAGTACCCTTCAGAGTCATATTTGAACACATGTATCACTTTCGAAAAGCCTCTACCAGGCTCATATTTCTTTAATGATTCTCCATGGAAAGCAAAACGATAACCTTTGTAGCTTTTTGTTACGCCTTGGCAAGCGAGATACAATCCTCTGCGATTAATTCCTATCTCTTTACAGACTTCGTTACTACAATCGACAGTCTTTAGAAATGTACCTTTCATATCATAAACGTCAATAGGCCTATTGTTACCATTTGCTATAAATGACTCTTTTGCTCTTCTTTTGCGGCTTCCGTAATTTATATTATACTTCTGTGTACACCACTCTAAGTTATCGTACCTGTTGTTTGACTTATCTTCATCCTTGTGATTTATAATCGGGAAGTTGTTTGGGTTTGGGACGAATGCAGATGCAACAAGTCGATGGACATAAAATCGTCTTCCTTTATTGAATTTCCAAAGTGAGACAAATTGATATCCATGCCCATTGTCGCTATGTGGCAGGATATGTCCTTTTGCGATTTGTCCACCAGAGTTCGGCTTCACTCTGTCTAAAGAGCGAACTCTTCCCATGTTGCTAACCTGATACATACCTTCGTATCCTTCAATGTCTTTCCAAATTTCAATACTGTTATCAATCCTCAGTGATTTTAAAAGTTACCTCAGTGATTAAAAGAAAGGGAAGGCCCACTGAGTTAGCCTTATCAGTTGGTAGCTACTCCAACCTATCCCAATGCAAATATACGAAAAACGCTGCATATTTATACAGTATTTTCGTTATTTCCTCCGAAAAACTAGCTCAACACGGCAAGCGCAGTTGGGATGCGCCGGGATTACCATCGTATCTAATGGATGTATATACCCACATAGGTCATCACATACCGGGCAGTTGTAGCTACTGCCTCTGTGAACGAAGTATCCAACAGCTCCACTCTCCTGTCCATACTCCTGTTCTGCCTGCCCCCACGCCAAAGCAATCACCTGAGAAGCGTTTCTTACGATATTCTGATAGGCGTTCTTGTAGTAGCCTTTTCCGTAAGAAGGAACATCGATGTTGATATCCTTTCTCTTCGCTTTGGTGATGACTGATGTGCGGTATGGGTCCTTGTAGCCGGTACGGATGGAAGATAGTAGCTGCTGGTCTGAATACCCCATAAGAGTGCCTGCCTTGATCATCCTCACGATGTCTTCCGCAAAGTTTCCGAGATAGACGGCGTTTCTTTCGGATGTCGTCTTTCCGTAGATGTCGCTGACGAGAAATGATTCTATATTCTCGCTGTCAATCCCGAGAATCTTGCATGAAGCCTTGGAGTAGGCAGAGATGTAGCTATTGATACTTTCCTCTGCCTCAGCAGTAACATTCTTGGCGTAAGAGAGCAGGGCTGACTCGTTTTCGAGCCTGCCCGCACCTCTGTATCGCTTACTTGCGGCAATTACCTTCTGCGTCGTTTTCCAGAGGATATCAGCAACATGGTCCTCGCAGTTTCGGATTGCCTGCAAGCGTTTCCTGCTGTAATCGACCGAACGTTTTAACTCATCCATAGGCTATTAATGGGTTTTGTTAAACTTTTTCCAATTATTCTCGTTTGGCTGATTGCCCCATTTATCGGTATTCTTGCCCTCACTAGGTCTTCCTGCCTTTCTGCCATTACCTGTACGAACGTTACCGCCACCTCCGTTAATCTGAGCTGTAGCTTTCTCCTGCTCAATGGCGTTCTCTGTTTCGTTATCGGCACGTTGCATATCCATAAGGAGGTCCTGCTGGTCTTCTTCCTTTTTCTCTCGCATGATACGCTCATATTCAGCGGTCTTAGGGAAGTCAGGGCAGCGTTCTGAAGCCGTCTGCTTAGAGAGGAATCCGTTCTGAACCGCAGTGGCAATATTTGTAATTTGTTCAGTTTTATTACTATGTACATACGGACTTATCCACGCATTGATTGGAAGCCCGGACATTGTTGCGACGCAGTTTTCATCAGTACCGATGCCGAACTGACAGATGCGGAGAATCTTATCCAGGAATGGCTGCAACTCCTGCGCATCGTTCATTGCAACCTCCAGTGCAGGAGAATAGAGAAGCTTGATGGCTACACCTGGGAGGTCACCAGACTTCAGCTCAGGTGGCTTCACGGTGAATGACAGCTCATAGATGAGGTCGTACGACTTGTTGAGCTGTGTAGCGAAGGCATCAGAGGCATCCGTTCCATTCAAGAATTCAGCCTTGCCGTTAGTGTCCGTAATCATGATTGTCTTCGCAGAGCCGGTCATATCGTCGCCGGTTATAGAAATATCCTCACCATCGCCAGTGAGCGTAAGGATTGGGAAAGCGTACGCCTTATTATTCTCGCAGAGATATGAGAATGCCTCCTCGTAGTCCTCGATGTTCTTCTGGACCATAAACCAACAAGGTCCGTTGTCGTTACGCGCGTAGGCTACCGGTACGAATTGGAAGCCGTGGTCTTTCTCTTCAATGAGGGTGTAGTCATCAATTCCGAAAATCCTTGCAATCTTCGTCATTACCTCTTTCACCTTTCCAGACTTGACAGCCTTCTTGAAGCGGTAGAACTTCCGGTTATCCCAAGCCTCGACATATTCGGTCTTCTCGTTGCCCTCATCGTCGTAGTCGTAGTACTTCCTGGCAAAGCACAAAAGGTCGCCAGTGAGTGAATCGACGTGAGGGTACAGGATATCTCCTCGATCATAAGAGAGTGTTCGTGTGCAGAATTTCTTCTTTTCATCGAAGAAACCAACGATTGCACATTCTGCAACCTTCAGATATGCACTTACGGCTTCAAAGAAGCGAATCTCCATATCGTGCATAAGCCAACCCTTCTTGAATACATCGAGGGTCTTCTGATTCTCCTCTACCTTCTTCTCGTTCTCGTAGTCATCACCATCAGCAAGCTCGAACTGAACATCGTTCCCAGTCAAGTGCAGCAGATGCTTCGTGTGGATGAGTTGCTGGAACGCAAAGGCTGTACGCTGAATCTTCTGGCAGTACCACCTGTTATTCTCAGGGTTCAGCTTCCAGATGTCCGGGTATTCCTTCTCGTCCATTATTCTGTGTGCAGATGGATAGTACTCACGCAAGAAGTCTGCCTGCGTCTTGATGCGGCGATACATGGTGTCGTCTGGCATCGTTCCGTCGTAATAGTCAGGAACAACGTCGCTTACAGCCGAGTGCTTCATGTACCCCGCAGGAGTAAGCTCGTAGAATGGCTTCCTTACGAGCAGCTCCCTTACATTATTTACCTTGATAGCATCCATAATCCTTTTACCTTTTTATTTTTCTTTTTTGTTAAACTGAATATCATTACGTAGAACCAAGATTCAAAGAAGTCAGGCGAGTGTCCGACATATTTCTTGGCAATCTTCTTAGGTAATAGCTTGAATCCCCTATCATCACTATTCTCGTCACGTCTGAGCATCTTACGCTCCTTCTGAAGAATCTGTCTGAGAGGAACCTTGTCAAATCCGTTTCCTGAATACTTTCTTTCAAGCAGAGCCGAGTCGATGGAAATCTGCTTCTCTTTTATCATCTTATAGAACAACCATGCGCACTGAGACTTCAAATCCTTATAGAGGTATTTGATTCCTTCTTCTTCCTGATGATTCCTAGCGATAGGTGCTGCCTGGTTGTTGAATGGGACGGCATCCTTGAAGAATCCCTTGAAGTACTGACCGATTCCCTGCATATCGTAAGTGAAGTTACATTCCTCGACACCCCACTCTCTCAGCTTGGCCTCAACTACAGAAACGAGTGTCTTAGGGTCCAGCCTCAAAACAACCAAGTCTTTACAATGCCATCCTTCCCAAAGCCACATTACGAAGTTATCGCCTCCGGTGAATGCGATATCGGCAGAAGCTCTGCGTTTTCCATCTCCTATCTGTTCTGCATTGTCGTAGATTTCATCAAGGTCTTCCATCTTGATCATGTCATCGCCGGCAGCTTTCCAGTTCCAGTTGGCCTCCAGGTCTCGCATACGCTGTTCCTCGTCCTGTTGGGCAAGGTTGGCGAGATATGAGGCATCGGTAGAGATAAGCTTAATGTTCTCTGATACGTCAGCGCGAACGAATGTTGCCGACTTGATGAACATTTCGAGCTTTGTATAACCAAGTTCCTCATAGCTGTCCTTCCAAAGGCTATCAATAATGCCCTTGCACTGCTCGTACACCTCTTCTCTCGTGTTACCCCAGTAGATTGAGTCAGGTGTATCTCCGTCCATGAAACAGTATCGTATAACTCCGTCCCGTTCCGGTATGATGTAGCCGTTCTCGTCAACCCACCAGTCAATGAACTTTCTCACCCAAGATTCCGGGTCTGGGTTACAGGTAATCCAGAAGCGGTTTCGGATATGCGCTGCATTTCGGTTGTTGGTCAAGAGGTACTTGAACTTCTTGTATGGGCACTGAGTACCCTCATCGATGCAAACGTAGGCATACTGGCGACCCTGGAATCGTGTCTTGAAGTCCTGATAGGCTCCAGCATAGTACGAGAATTTGAGCCATCCTCCGTTATCGAAGTTCCAGGTCATATCATTTTGTGACTTATTGTAAGTTCCAAATTGGGAGAACAATTTATAAGAGTCTGTCACTAAGGACTGTAAGTCGTCTTTTTCGTTACGAAGAATTGTTGCATGAAAATCTGGATTTTTAATATCCTTCAGAACTTCCATTAGGGAAGAGAACGATTTTGAGCCGCCTCGCGAACCGCCAACTATCTTAATATCAGCGTCTATAGACAGCATGCGTTCCTGACCGCCACGCTGAGCTATAATCTTCAGCTTGTCGGGATGCTTCTTGTCGGCGTCTCTTAATGATTGGATATACTCTTGAGTGTAAATAGGCTCTCCGTTATCCAATTTTAATCCTGAAAACACATCTTTCTGCATAAATATACATTTAATACTGCAAAAATATACAATTTTTCTTTGATAATTGCATATTTATTCATATATTTGCAAAATAAAAGGTATATTTATACGTTTTCGAGGTGGAGGGACCACTTTCGGGATAACATTTTTAATCAAAAAACAACATGACAAGAGAGGAACTCTTAGCATTAGTGAACAAGGAGGTTGATACCACCAAGTTCAAAGAACTTAGCCAAAAGACCATCGATGAGGAACTTGATGATGTTTTGGAAGATTTCGGTGATGACGAGGAAGCAAATTCCAAGTTGGTTACCAAGTTAGCAAACCGTCTGAAGCGTATCAACGGCAACTTGCACAAGAATATCTCTGACGAGGTAAAGAAGAGCAAGGAGGAAGCTGAACGCAAGAAGAAGGAAGAGGAAGAGGAGCGTAAGCGCAAGGAGGCTAAAAAGGGTGACGATCCTGACGACAAATACTCCAAGCTGCTTGAGAAACTTGAAGCTCTCGAAAAGGCTAACGCAGAAAGAGACAAGAAGGCTGCAAGGAAGGCAACCATCGAGTCTGTAAAGGCAGGTTTGAAGGATAAGTTCGACAAGGCAAACCTTGAAATGAAGAACTACTTCCTCAATGCTGCAATCGCAAAGCTGGAGATTCCGGACGAAGATGTCGACATCGACGACCTGGTTTCTAAGGCTGAGAAAATCTACACCGCAGAGTACAAGGAGGCTACCGGAGAAAACGGTATTCCTGCAAAAGGCAGTCGCACGTCTAGCGGAGGCACGTCCACAGATGATGACAAGTTTATGGAAGAAGTGGCCGAGCGTCGAAAGAAGAGATTCGGCGGTGGAGACAAGAAGTAATTTCAGGATAACAATTTTAAAAAGGTAAAAAGATTATGGACAACACTTCTATTTCCTACATGGAACAGATGGGTACTCGTGGTATGCTTAACCACGGCGCAACCATCGTTCAGACAGAAGGTAAGGTCGGCGGAACCCGATACGTGTTTGCCGGTCTTGAGGCACTTATCAAGAATGCCTTCGTTCACCCACCTATTGGTGGTAAGCTCGTCAACCCATTCAAGGGTCAGGCTAAGATTTATGCCGGCGACTTGATTGAGCACGACCTCGGCTTTACAGCTGGCAACGAGGGTCCTGGTGCTACCATCAAGATTCTGAAAGCTTACGGCGTGGCAAAGGCCACTGCTGCGGCTACAGACACAGACATTTATATCGTTCGTAATGGTTTCGTCCACATCCCGTTCCCTGGCGACACCATCATGATCGGCCAGAAGGACTTCAAGACCAAGGCAAAGGGCGTGACTGTTTCAGCAGTTGAGGCTACTACCGATGACGCCGCAGGTGACGTTTGGAAGGTTACTCTTTCTGCTGCCCTCGGCGCATTGGAGGTAGGTGACGTATTGGTTGAGGCTGCTAGTGCCGGTGATTCCGTATTGCCGATGGTGACTAACCCTAACTGCTTCGCTCCGAGCGACAACGATTTCCCTTATTTCGATGCCGGCGGCGACAAGTATCACAAGCCTCGTACAAACGTCAACTTCTGTATGTTGAATCCAGACTGCGTTATGTGGCTTGACCGCATGGGTCCTGTTCCTCCTGCTGTTAAGGCGATGAACAAGTCACTCTACCCAGAGTTCTGGCACATTTAACCTATTGTATAACGTAAAAAGATTGATTCAGGATTATGGCAAAAATTGATATTGGTGTCGAGCAGCTTGCGAAGTTCTTCACTGGTAAGGGTAACAACACTTACCTTCAGAAGTTCGTCAATCGTGACGGCGTACTTCGCTGTAACAACGGCTGGTATCTGACACAGGGTGACATTGATCCAAATCTCACCCCTACATCTAACAATGGTGATGCAACCTTCAAGGTTCGCACACGTACATTGAACCCTGCAACCTTGATGAACCTCCGTGCTCCTCTCGGCGAGGGCTATCAGAACGACCATGAGGGTATTGAGTGGTACACCGCTTCAATTCCAGACTTCGCTGCTGACGGCTTCCGTGAGAATGCGACAGAGCGTTACCACAAGATGAAGCTTCTCCAGGATGAGTTCGGCAACGACGCTGACCTGGTTGATGCTTACCTCGACAAGGTACAGGTATTGTACGACTCACTCGACATGACTATGACCTACATGTCAGCCCAGTTGAGTTCGACCGGTTTCATCGACTACGACAAGATTGGTCGTGGTATCCAGGAGCCTCTGTATGACGCAAAAATTCCAAAGAAGAACTTCAAAAAGGCGGGTACACTTGCCTGGAACGATCCAAACTGCGACTTGCTTGAGCAGATGCGCAAGTTTGAGGAGGATTGGCGCAAGGAGAACATCGAGTACCGCAGTGTACCTCTCGTATGGCAGATGACCAAGAACGACTACAATAACGTATTCTTGAAGAACAAGCAGATTGCTGAGTTGTACAAGAGCTGGGCGAACGCTAACTTTGTGGCAGTTTTGCAGAACTACGGTCCAAACAACGCAATGTTCTTGAAGTCTGTTGCTGACCTCAACGGTCTTTCTCCTATCGAGATTGTCGATGAGGTTGAGCACAACAAGCGCTTCGATGGCACAGTTACAGAGATTCGTGGTTGGGCAGACGGAACAGTCGTTCTTCGCCCTGCTGGCAAGCCTTTGCGTTTCATGCGCAAGGAAATTCTCGATAAGCGAATTTTCGACACTCTCGGTAACAAGCTCGTGGATGTTGCTTGGGCACAGACCAACAACCGCCTCGGTTTGCTTCGTAACATGGTCACAGCGAACGGTATGTTCCAGGAGTTCAAGACAGACTTGTTCCTCGCTTCTGTTCCTGCCATGCTCGATTCTCCTTACCGTTGGATTATCGACATTACCAAGAAGGGTTAATTCTTTAACGTAACAAGATTGTATGACTATGGATTCGGAGATGAACATTTACACTGTGAACGACTACCTTATTAATAAGGTGAAGTTCGAGATGCCGATGAAGGCACTGCTGGGCATCATGCACGACAGGGAGCTTGAAAATGGCATCGACCTCGAAGCCTGCGACAAGGATAAGGTGAGACTTGCCTATGCCGACATGCTGAAATGGTTTGTTCTTGGTCCGAGCAAGGTGAACAACACCTCCGATTCCGATAACGGATGGACTCATTCGGGAGGTGGCTATGACATGTCGGACAACGACAGGAGCGAGATGAAGGCAGAGGCTAACGCTATCTATGCAGAGCTGGAGCCTGATTCGATGCTCAAGAAGAAGTCCACCTTCCGGGTGACCTCCCACGGAGTAAAGAGGGCGAATTATTCTCCTTGGGGAGAACCTCTCCCTCACATCATCAAATAAGGCGTATGGAAAAGGAAAACATCAGAAACCCAAGATACCCTCACATCATCAAGATCGTGAGGAAGGTCGTCGGAAAAGCCGACCCTGATGACCCGTTCGCCGATGATGATGCTCCAGTTGGTGAGGACAAGGAAATCATTCTCTACTATGGCGAAGGCCGCAGCTACACAGATACCACTACAGAGGGAGACAAGAACGTCGACCAAAATAAGAGGAAGGCATCGATTCCGGTCAGATATGACGAATGGGATGCTGACAGATGTCCTCTTGATGGCGACACCATCTACTCCACTGTCGGCAACAACACCGAGGTAGGTATGGTTAAGGACTGCGAGCCGGATAATAACAGGACTGTCGTTTACTGGAATCTCACTAGGGTTTAGACTATGGCAAAATACTTTAGCGGAAAACGTCTGTCGCTCGGAGCGCAGTTCGAACATCAGATTAAGCCAAGGGTCGAAAAACTGGCGTATGACAAGATGCTTGCGATTATGCAGGAACTTGCTCACAGAACCGTCAACTATTTCAAAGAGAACAGGACGTTCTACAATATCACCGGTAACGCATATACTTCGTTCTATGCAGCAGTGTATTACAAAGGAAAGCTCATTTACATGGTGCGTGCCTCGAAGGGCGAAAAAGCACCAACGAGAGTAACCCTGGCGGAGGGAGAAAAATATAATCTCCCGTTCTACTACGACGGAGGTGAAAACAAAGGCTATACCGGTAAAGTCGGTGGTGGTCACCAATGGGGTCCTAACCTTATATATGGACGTATCGGAAAGGTGAAATCTACCGGGAAAGACTGGGCTCTCGTTGCGATATGTCCTGTTGAATATGCAGTATTCGATAAGGAGAACCGCATTTTCGAGACTGTTTACAATACATACGAATCTCTTCCTGACATGTTCGATGCCTGCGTAGTGTACGCCAATAGTTCAACTTTTAACAAACTGTAAGCTATGGTAGATATCAAGCAGATATATTTCGACTTAGGAAACGCCGTAAAGGGTATATGCGACAAGGTGTACCCCAGGAATCGTCCTAAGGCTGTGGATACCAAAATAGGTAGCTACATCGTCGTAAGTGCTCCGTACACTATCAGGAACAACGAGATGAACTACGATGGCTCCTACAACTACTATACTACCACTATCCAGATAGAGGTGTATGTAAGAGATAAGGCCTCCTCGGCGAATCCGAATGGTTTCAGTCCCGCGGAAATGGATAAGAAAGTCAAGGCGGTCCTCGAAAGATTCCCGATTTCTACAGACAGCATCATCGTTACCAGGCCGAGTATCGCTATTCAGTCCGACGACGGAGCTGGTTTTTCCGTAACGATCATACAGGGAAGGTTACGTACTAGATAAGTATTCAGGTATAACAATTTAAAATATTTTAGATTATGGCTATGACAACTATTGACAAGATGAAGGACATTTTCAATGGTCCTAAGACTCTGCTCTACTCAAAGGCTATTACCGATTTGAGCAAGGCTACAGTTGACATCACCCCAGAGGTCGAGCTTCCGGTTACCGTTGACTCGCTGAAGGCGACTATGGATGACCCAACCATCAACCACTACAAGGTTATCGGTCTTGCAGGCGACTGGGCAACTACCGCAGAGCTCGGTGACTTCAATGTAGAGTTCGTTGTTCCTTCAAAGGCAAAGGACTTGCTGACAATTATGTTCGGTGAGGATGCTATCACAGAACTGACCAAGGTTACTCTGAAGGGTACAGGTGACGCTACCCTCGACGCTACTACCGGCTTTACAGGTATCGCTGTTGAGCCTAAGAAGTTCAAGATCAAGGGTACTATCGTTATTGTTGACGACGAGAAGGAGAACCTTATGGTTATTACCAACATCGCCATCTACGCTACCTTGCAGTGGGATAACTCTGGTACTGAGCCAGTTGCGTTTAAGTTCTCAGGTTCTATCGAGGGCGCAGGTAAGCGCAGCATCGCTTGGCTTACTAAGGCTCCTGCTACTGGTGACCTCGGCGGTTAATCAAGTAAAGGCTTCTTTAGGTAATTAGATTCAGGATAACAAACCGTTGGGCGGCAGGCTAATCAACAGCCGTGCCGCCCTTCTTCATTTAATAGCATACTATCATGGCAGAAGAAAAGAAAATTGAGCAGCCTTCGGTGGACTTACAGGAGTTACTCGACAGCGTACTGCACGACGAGCCTACCGAGTTCGTGTTCCGTGGGAAGAAGCACAAGCTCGGCTGGCTTCGCAAGGGAACCATGAGCAGGTGTTCTCATATCAGGGCTAAGGAGAAGAACGAATGGAAACTCAACGTCAAGATTTGTGTCTGCATTCTCCTCAACAACATCTGGAAGATTCGATTCCTGTATTGGATCTACTGGCGTTGGCTCTACTACATCAAGGATGTGGATATAGCCGATGTACTGAGAGTTCTCGATGTTTCTAAAAAAAAAATTCCATCGAACGCATTCTCACTGGCTACCATATTAGCGACCGGGATGACGGACGTGATGATGACGATGACGAGGAGCGAAGCAAAAGCTATCCAAGCAGAACCAGCTGGGGAGCAGCCTTCTCACTAGCGGAGAAATTCGGTTTTCTCTTTCAGCGTAAGTACTTCATCGCGGCCTACGACTACTGGTGGGGCTATTCATCGGCGCAGATTGACCTCATGGTTGCAGACCAGCCTCTTGTCGTCTATCCAAAGACCAAGAAGGAAGGCGGTCCGAAGAAGCATACCAAGAAGGAGATGGATGACCTCTACGATAGATGGATGGAAAAGAAAAAGAATGAGGGAAGCCTCATCGGCAAGAAGATTAGTCTTGCAGATTACTTAAACAATAAACTCTAATTTTAAAATATTCAGGATATGGCAGGTGGAAATATGGGAGACATCAGTTTCTCGCTCACTCTTAAATCGAGAATTGAAGAGGAAACCAAAAAGATTACCAAAGAATTAAACAAGATTGATGCTACTGGTAAGCAGGCGCAGAATGCTTTGGAAGCAATATCCGAAGCAACAAAGGGTATTGGAGATAATGGAGGCCGTGGTTTTGAAAAGCTAAACAACTTCGTTAAAGAATTACGTCGTAACATTGCCGTATTTTCAAGCGAAGATTTCTTTAGTCCGAAAAAACTCCAGCAGTTGGAGTCTGTCCAGGATGGGTTGTACAAAATAGGCAGCATACTCGGAGAGGTGTCTAAAAAAGGTGCTGGATTCAATATATTCCCTAACAGCGTTGCAACTGAGGCTAACAAGGCAGAAAGGGAGCTTTATAAGTTGTCTTCTTTTATTAACGAGATTAACAAGCGTCATGGTGAAGAAATACAGATATTTGGTGTTGATTCAACGAATAATATACGGCAATCGTTGTCAGAGCTGTCTAAATACAGGACTGAATTAGAACAGATTAGGAATAACGGAGGTATTCATCCTATCACAGGACTCACAGCATCTGATGTCGTAAAGAGTGCCGGATATCTCAATGCTATAGATGAAGCAAAGACTTATGCTAAAGTTGTAAAGAATGCTATCTTAGAAAGATACAAGACAGAACAAGATGCTGAGAAAAAGCGAAAGAAAGACGAGGCAGACGCAGCACGCGAGGCAAAAGCAAATGAGAAGCAGAGACAGAACGAGTTAAAGAACACTGAACGTCGATACGATTCTCTTGGCAACAAGGTTCGTCAGCTTCGTTCGGAATACAGCAGGGGTATCTCTATCGGTGCAGATGTGAGCAAGGCTGAAGCCGAGATTAACAGACTTCTTTCTTTAATGAGAGCCCTTATAAATATTAAGGGAAGACTTAATTCAGAAAACTGGAAGGATAGCCTCGGTTTGCTTGGTAATATTGGTAGTGGCCACGATACCACATTGGCTTCGAGAGTCCTTCAAGATCAGAAAGCAGTAAACCGAGAGGTTCAAAGAGGCATTGAGCTGGAGCAGAAGCGTCAGCAGGAGATTGCTCAGACGGCTGCAAAGGTTCAGTCAGACTTGGTTCGCGGCTTCGAGAAAGCTAACAGTCATGCAGGAAAGTTGAATTCAACCGTACAGGATTTGAAGTCACTTTTCTTGCAGGGAGGTCTTGTGTTCGGCGCACAGCAGTTCGCTATGAGCATCATCACTACTGGTGGTGAGATGGAGAAGCAGCATATTGCTCTCCAGTCAATCCTTGGTGATATGCAGAACGCGAACACAATGTTTAATCAGATTAAGGAACTCGCTCTTAATTCGCCATTTACGTTCTCTGAGTTGAACCGAGATGTTAAGCAGTTGGCTGCGTATGGCGTAGAATACGACCAGCTTTACGATACAACCAAGAGGCTTGCGGATATGTCTTCCGGTCTTGGTGTCAGCTTCGATCGTATTGCTTTGGCGTTCGGTCAGGTTCAGGCTCGTGGTTGGCTAGATGGCAAGGAGCTTCGCCAGATTGCCTATGCAGGTATTCCTCTTCTTAATAAACTTTCAGAGTTTTACTCTAAGCAGGAGGGGCGAAATGTCTCTACATCAGAGATTAAGACTCGAATTTCAAACCGAGAAGTAAGTTTCAATGATGTAAAGTCTATCTTCTGGCAGATGACTGATGCAGGTGGTCAGTTCTACAATATGCAGCAGGTTCTGAGTGAAACTTTGCTCGGACGATATAACAAGCTGAAGGATGCCTGGGAGATTATGCTTGCCGACTTTGCTAACGGTAAGAATGTTATAGGTGGAACCTTCAAGGGCATACTTGATGTTGTTACCAATCTCGTGCAGCAGATTCACGTCTTGGGTCCTGCTATGGTTGCTGCATTCGCCGGGCCGGCTCTTATGCGTGGAGTTAAGATCCTGGAAGGCGGCATTGGAAAGAGAATACTGAACTCAAAGGGGAATATTGCGAAAGAAGCAGAACTTAAGCTCTTGCGTGGCGAGAAAATAACTCCTGTAGAGAAACAGATTCTTCAGTATAAAAATCAGATTCGAATTCAGGATATCCAGGCACTCGCAAAGGCAAATGCGATAACAAAAGCTGAACTAAGACGCTTGTATGTTACCGGTCAGATAACCAAGGAGATGTACAAGCAAGGTATGGCTCTCACCAAACAGGAGGGTCAGGTAAACAGAATCTCACTTAGTGGATTTCTGAAGGGATTGGCTAGCCCTAGCAAATGGGGAGCCGCAGGAGGCTTGCTTCTCGGAGGCTTGAAGTCAGGATTCAGTTCTATCATCGGTTTTCTTGGTGGTCTTCCAGGAATAGCTATATCTGCCGGATCTGCAATCTTTGCATACTACTGGCAGAAGCATCAGCAGCTGAAACAGGATATGGAGACTACGGCTGACGAACTGAAAGACAGGTACACTCAGATCGGCGAGTTCCTTCGCGATAACGATGCAGATAAAGCCATTAAGGACGGCGATGAGAAAGAGATAGAAAACCTCATTGACGCATATAAGGAAAAGCTTAAGGAGATTGCTCCTGAAAAGGAGAATGCTTTCACTATGAGCCTTCTCGAAAAAAAATCGAATGAGGACAGACTTAAGTATCTCAAAGAACAGCTCATTCTTCTCAAGCAGGTTGAGGAGAGTACTCAGAAATCTCTTTCGGACGAGGGTACATACAAGGGATTCGACGAGAAGCTGTCTTCTGCAAAGGAGATAGCAGAAGCATTCTCTTCAGCATCCGCAAAGGCGAATATGATTAATGCCACCCAATCCGACTTCGCTAGCTTCAACTCCTGGGAGGAAAAGTATAAGGATGAAGTGAAAGCCATGCGCAATTATCTCATTAATGAGCTTGGAGATATTAGCAACAGCCCGGAGTTGCAGGGTAAGGCTAACCAGATTCTTTCGTCATTCTTTGCAAAGCAGGGATGGAACCAGGAGGTTTCTGATCAGTTCCGTGCTGACGTTCTTAATGCGATGGGTGTTGAGACTGGCTTCTACGAGAATAAATTCAAGGATGCTCTCGATAACGCAGTAAACACTTCGTTTCCTTGGATTGGTGACAAGATTCGCAACAACCAGGAATTGACAGATGCAGAGAAGGTCCAGGTTTCAAACATGATGAAGGATGCAGCTGCACAGGTCAAAAAAGATTATCCTTTTGCATCAGACGCCTTAAAGCGAATGCTTGCAGCAGACAGATTCGAGGCTGTCATTCATCTCGTATTCAGGAACGATGACTCGGACCTCACTCAACAGCTCGAAAAGAATCTTAAGGGTAGTGGTTATGACTACCATGAGAAGAACAAGTACGTCAAGAGTTGGGGAAAGGATGCCGGAGACGACTACGATAAAGCAAAGAGCAACGCAGAGTCGGACATTACTGCTGCCAAAAAGGAACTCAACACCAGAAAGAAGATGCTTGCGCTGGGCAATCTTTCTCTCGATGAGTTTACACAGAAGCAGAAGGAGTACGAACTTAAGATGCAGGCTTATCATGATAACTGGGGCGAATGGTTTACTGGTGACGACAAGAAGAAAAACAAGAAAACCGGTGGCCGTAGGTCAACAGGCGCTCAGACAGATAAGGCTCTTGAAGATTTGAGGAAGCGCATCGACTTATACAAGAAGATGTATGCCGAAATCAAGAAGTTCAAGGAACTCTACGGTGAGGGTGCTCTCGGTCAACTAGCAAACGACGGAGAGTTTGAGGCTATATTTGGTGACAAGAAGAGGTTCCCTATCTCCGACTACACCAACTACGAGACTTCCATCAAGGAGCTCTTGAGGACTCTCCCTGCGACAACAAAGGACAGATTGGACTATGCTGCAAACGAGAAGGCTGGCATTCAAACTGAAAACAGAAAACTTCTCGAAGACCAGCGCAGAGACGAACTGAATGTACTCAATAAGCAACTTGAAACTATATCCGAGCAGTATGAGACATACAAGAAGATATATGAGCTGACAGGAAACAAGAAGGGTTCAGAAAACATAGCTTTCGGAGGAACTGTTCAGTTTGATACATACAAGAGGTTCCTGGAGGAGCAGCTCGATATTGCGGTAAAGCACGACAACGTTCAGTCCGGCCTTAACTTGACCATGGACGAGGTTAAGGGAATGAGTCTTGAAAATGTTAAGGATAAGTATGGCGAGGAGACTCGTGTTTACGATATCCGCAAGAAGCTGGAAGATGAGAATAACAAGATCAAGAAGGAGACCATCGACCTGATGGCTAGTCTGATTGAAAAGAATGCAACCATCGCCCAGCAAATTGAGGATGAAAACCGAAAATACGAGAGACAGCTTGAACTCATCAATGGTATAGAAGACCCGCAGATGAGAGACAGAGCCAAGGCCGGAGCCACAAAGACTCACAGCGAGAACGTGGCAAAGCTTCAGTTCGAGCAGTTCAAGCAGGAATCTGATTGGGTTGCTATCTTCGATGACCTCGATAGGGTGTCCTCGGCAACAATCAACTCGATGATTGAGAAGATTGACCAGTTCTCCATGACTACCGGTCTGTCTGTAGAATCAATCAAGCAGTTGAGGGATGCATTGGATAAGCTCAGAAATGAGCAGATTAGCAGAAATCCGTTCCCCAGTGTATTCGGAGGAGTTAAGCGTGGCAATGCTATCGGAAAGTTCATAAATGAGCGTCTTGGCGGCATGGATGATACCGCGAAGATATTCGTCAGCAAGGAGGAGGCTTCGAGACTCGGAATCGCTGGCGGCGTAAGAACCAAGGCGAGCCTGAAGAATGATCAGCAGTCAGCATACGCAGACTCGTCTAAGGCCATCTCTGAACTTGCGACGAAGATACAGGCGCTCAATACGGTTCTTGATCCGGTAATCAATCTGTTCAAGGCTATGGGTGAAGAGGATTCAATCCTTGGTCAGATTGTGGGTGGTGCATCAGGTGCATTCTCTTCGGCGGCAAGTACAGCTGGAGCTTTTGATACCCTCAGTAAAATGAAGGGTCTCGGATTCCTTGAAGGTGCTGGTCCATACGCAGCAGCCGCTTCCGCAGCGTTGAGTATTGGTGGTTCGCTCATTAAAGCTTTCGGTGCAGACTACAGCAGCTACAACAAAGCGAAGGCTGAGTACGACAACCTTACCTCAATATGGGATTCGCTCATCTCAAAGAAGACTGAGTACATGAACATCCACTGGGGTACTGAGGCTACAGAAGCATCCAAGGAAGCTCAGGAAATGCTTAAGGCAGAGATCGAGCAGACAAAGGTTATTGCTCAGAAGAGACTCAATTCTGGCGCTTCTGCCGGTTCCCACTCTATCAAATATAGAATGTGGAAGGGTTCGTATAAGTATAATGGACAGAACTGGCGCGATGTTGCCGGCGAAATCTCTTCAAAGTACGGAGTGCAGTTCAACGGCATGGAAGACATGCTTAATATGAACGCTGATACATTATCGAAAATCAAGAAGGATTACACCGGACTGTGGGCAAACATGGATTCAGACTTCAGAGATTACCTGGAAAAGCTCATTCAGTATGGAGAGAAGGCTGACGATATGGTTGAGGCTATTACAGAGAAGCTTACCGGCAACAAGTTCTCCGACCTAGTGTCTTCCTGGGGTGACGCAATGTCAACTATGGCCAATGGGTATGAAGACTTGGTGGATGGCTTTGAAGGAAAATTAAAGAACGTCATCTTGAACTCCATGATTGAGAATATATATGGAGACAAGATTAAGGCTCTTTTGAAGAAGACTCAGGGATACGCAGAGAATGACGACAAGATCAAGGATTCCAACGGAAATGTCATTTCTGAATACACAGGAGCCGAGTATGCCGACGTAAATAAAAACACCGAGGAGCTATCAAAGCAAATCGAGGCAACGCGAGATTATCTCAAGAAGACTTACGGCTGGTCCGACAATAGCAGTTCTTCATCAAGAAACTCTGTGAAGGGAATAACAGAAGAAGAAGCAGATCTTGGTCTGTCGTATCTTAATGCTATTAGGTTGGATTGTTCTGTTATCCGCGCAGAGCAGGCTAAGTACTATCCGGAGATGAGTGAGATAGCCAAGTCTCAGCTGACACAACTCAATGCGATTGCTCGAAATACGTTACGCAATGCGGATGCGGCCGAGAGGATTGAAAGTATATTCGTTGAGTATAACGATAACTTCAATAGAGTTCTTAACGGAACAAAATCATTGAAGATGAAGTAATAATCGGGGGCGCGGATCTATATCCGTGCCTCTTTTGTATATTTATGCATTTTTAATCGGATATTTCTTGCATATTTATGTATTATTTTGTATATTTGCAATTATAAAAAGTTGATTTAAGGTATGAAAGATTATTTCAGGATATACATGCAGAAGGAAGGCGATGGGAACGAGGTGAAGGACTCCATCGCCGACTTCGGTATGTACGTTAGCGAGAGTCCGTTCAAGCCTTGTGATTCTGTCAAGGAACCACCGAAAAGGGAGTGGAACGATGAGCATGGTGATGACGAATATATCGGAAAGGATGGACTCTATATGGCAGCCTACGAGAATAAGGTTAAGTTTATGTTCCACGGCGAGGCTTTCGGCGCTAACGAGAAATGTAAGGCTTTTATTGATTACATCCGCAAGTCAGGCATGATGAAGATGTATTGCGACTTCAATAGAATCGGAAGACAGCATGTAAGACTTAAGGATATTGATCCAAACCTATATAGGGATCCGGATAACGAGGACTTGCTAGTCCTCTCTATTACTTTCAAGTTTAACGACCCTGTTACTGATATTAAGCCGATTAAGGATACACAGGGCAATATTTCAAATTTAGTATAGCATACAGATGAGCGTTTGGAATATTTATCATAAGGATGGCTCGAAGCTGACAGACGTTAACGGAGAGCAGATAACCGTTCATGGATTGGAGTACTCTGATTCCTGGATGGGTGAGTGCTTTTTGACTATCAACTTCAAGCATGAAGTGCCTATCAACTTTCAGATAGGCGACTATATTGTCTATCGTGGCGAGCGATTCGAGCTCAACTACGAGCCGGGCAAAGATAAGCAGGCAAGACCTGACACCTACGGTGAGGGCTTCGTGTATGAAAGCGTAAAGTTCAACGCATTGCAGGATGAGCTTGCCAGGGCAGAGTTCCTCGATGTGGTATTGAACGATAACGAGCTTCACTACACTTCCCTGCCGAAATTCCCATTCTATGTACAGACTTTGGATGATTTGCTAGACAGAATCCAGGCATGCTTAAACGAGCAGATTGGTGCAGGTCTTTGGAAGATTTACTCCAGAAACAAGGACCGTTCCGTGCAGCGTGGAGCCCTTGAAAGTGAGTGGTTGTCGGTTTATGGTGAGAAAACCGACGATAACGTCATCGAATCGATGTCCATTACAGTGGATTCGCAGACCTGTTGGCAAGCCCTTGCGCTTGTAAACGAGAAGTGGGACATAAACTTCATCGTCAGAGGAAGAAACATCTATGTCGGTACAACCGGAATACAGGCAAACCATATCTTCAAGTATGGCCTCGGTAATGGATTATATGAGATTGTTCAGAACGCTGATTCCGACCAGAGTGTCGTTACGAGATTGAGAGCTTATGGTTCCGAGAAGAATCTTCCTTCTCACTACTATGCGGACCTAGGTGTCAAGTACGTGGCGAACATCACGAAAGTCGTCGGGGCCAGCACGAATGTTGAACTTGAACTGGACCTCGATTATATAGAGACATATTTCAAGAATCCGAGAAAGTATATTGTTTCTCCAGAAACTGGCGAGCAGTCTTCCGGTTGGGTACTTAAGGTTACATTTGATTTCAAGACTGAGATTACCGGTTATGTAACACAGGGATACGGCTCTAAAAAATGTAGATTCTATTCTGAGCTGAAGGGAACACAGACTGACACCGGAGATGAGGAGTCAAAGGAGAAGCTTGATGCGTTTATTGCGCAGGTCGAGGCCGGAAACACAAAGATGTATATCACATCGGGCCTCAACAAGAAAAATGTTCCTTCGTCCATGAAGGAGTACGCAAAGAATCTTCCGAACAACATGTCCATCAACAGACTTATGTTGCCTGGATTCCCTCATGTATCGCTGAGTGATTTCTATAACACACTCACGGATAAAGAGAAGAAGTACGTGAATCCTACCGGGAGACAGCATAAATTCTCCACAGATCCGCACAGGCCATACATCGATTCTATCAACATCGAGCAGATTGGTCTTCGTTCTGCATCGCAGTTCTTTGAAACAGATGATAAGACAAATGGAGTTATTGAAATCTACCCTACTATCGAGGAGATGGAAATCGGTGGCGTACGTGTTGATGAGATTGATGAGGGTGTGGCTCCTGATGATGACGGAAGATTTGGCGATAATGAAACCGTAAAGAATGTTGATATCTATCTTAAAAAGGCTATCGATTTTGATATCAACGACTTAAAGGATGACGACTTCTCCATCTCGATGAAGGATGGTATGTGTGGCGGACGAACATTCAAGGTAGCATTCTCAACCAAGATTGATGGAAGATGGAGGCTTACTATTAAAAGAGTAAAGGACGACGCTCTTGAGCTTCGGTTTCCATACAAGGACTACCCTATCAAGAAAGGCGACCATTTCGTTCTTACCGGCATCACACTTCCTGATTCGTATGTCAATGCTGCGTCTCTGAAGCTCCTTAAATACGCCATAGCATTCATTGACAAGAACGACTACACAAGGTACGTCTATCAGCCTAAGGTTGATGAGATTTTCATGGCAAGGCAGCATGATCTTGCTGAAAAGGATACTACAGGAGTTATCAAGAGTCTTCATGATACGCTCAAAGCCGGAGACTTGATGGAGTTTGAGGATACTGACCTCAGAATTGGCGGTGTAATATCCATAGATCAGCTCACAATCAAGGAAGAAGATGGTAAGATTCCTACCTACGATATAACTCTTCGTGAGGATAAGGAGGTTGGAACTATCCAGAAAATTCAGCAACAGATATCGTCGCTCCAAAGTGGAAATGGCGGAACAGGTGCAGGCTTGACAACTACACAGGTCAAGAATCAGGTTGCGACAGAGGGAAGTAAGCACTTCATCTCAAAGATAAACGATGACACCGCAAAAGGAACTATCACTTGGGAAAAGGTGCAGAAGTTCTTGCAGGGATTGCGCATAGGAAATAATAATACCTACAGCATTGATGGAAACGGAAACGTAACCATTAACTTGCTCAACTCTGCTGATTACGATGATGCAACTCAGTCGGGTTTTGGCTTCTACAGACGTAAGGATGGGAAATTTGGTCTGAACGTCACAGACATCAGTGTTTGGGGCAAGGCATACTT